ATAATTGTTCAAAAACCCGACCCAAGCAAAAGAAATTCAAAAGCACCTTCTTATAAATCACTTTTCAGAAATGGCATAAGATAAAAAGGGTAAACAACTTTGATGGTGGTTTGTATTTAAGTTTTGAGGAAAGTGAGGTCGAACACGATGCCGTGTTGTGAAGATTGTCCGTGTGTTAATTATTGTGATGGTTCAATGATAGAAGCCTGTATGGGTGACTGGAGAAAAAGGAAACAGAGGGAAAGCGAGGTCAAACACGATGGGATTACAACCACATTACATAACAAAAAAGGAGATGATTGAAATTAATGAACAAACCACTACGAAAGTTAAATACCCGAGTAGTTATGATTGCCTGTGAGGTGTGTAGGTATGGCTATGGCACAGGTGACGACATTAAGTGTTTGCAAAATTGCGACACAGAAAAAGCTGGGGATTGCTTGGTATTTGAGGTTGATGAAAATTTGGAGGGAGAAATCATATGTTAAATAAATTATGTCAAGAAGCACACGAAAACGCGGTAGCCCACGGATGGTGGGAAACGGAAAAGTCCTTTGGCGAGTTAATAGCATTGTGTCATAGTGAATTATCGGAAGCTTTAGAGGAATACAGAAAAGGAGAATTTTTAAATATTATTTATTATTCGGATGAACAGGGTTCAAAATATGGTTCCGACGACCCTTTTGAACACCTAAAACCCGAAGGAATACCAACTGAACTAGCAGACGTATTAATCAGAATATTTGATATGTGCGGGCATTACGGAATAGACCTAGACGAAGCGGTAAGAATTAAGATGGAGTACAACAAAGGACGTTCTTATCGGCACGGAAATAAAAGATTATAGGGAGGTTTAGCGATGGGCGACTATATGCGGGAAATTGAAGCCTTTGGCCAATACCCACTAAAAAGCCGAGATAAAATAATTTGTCTTGTTGGCGAAAGTGGAAGTGGCAAAACCACAATAGCCAAAGCACTAGAAAAAGAGGGGTATAACATCATCCACTCTTACACGACCCGGCCGCCGAGGGAGCCTAATGAGTGGGGGCATAAGTTCGTAGATGAATATAGTTATACGGCACATCTGGATATACATAATAACTTTTATAAGTTTTACGATAAAAATCCTTATATTATAGCCTTTAAAGAACTTTATGGTTATAAATATTGGGCACTATCCGAGCAGTATCAAGGATTAGGCACCAGCATTTACATAATTGACCCTGCCGAAGCAGAACAGGTGAAAGAAAACGTCAAAGATGCGGAAATAATTGTGGTTTATCTAAAAGCTGACCAAGAAACACGAATTGAGCGTTTAGTTGAGCGGACGGGGCAAGAAGTCTTTACCCAAAAACAGGTCGAGGAAATAACCAATAGGATTAAAAAAGACAAAGAATACTTCAAACTAATCCAATGCGACTTTACGGTAGACGCCAACGGAACTATCGAGGAAACCTTGGAACTCGTGAAAAAAGCGATAGAAAGGGGATAGGTATATGTGGAGTTGGCTAAGTTTTTTCGTTGGCTTAATGCTTGGCACTCCAATAGCCCTGATAACATTCGCATTAATCAATATCCAACCAATGCAGTGCCATTGTTGCGAAAGTGACGCAACATTAATCCGGGAAATAGACAGGGTTAAATATTATCTATGTTCGGAATGGGCGGAACAATTGGACAGGGTGGGAGGTGAAACAACATGAAGGCGGTTGAGTATAAAATTGGCGGAATTAAATGCGATAATCCAGACTGTGATTTTAGAGATATGGACGTAAAATTTGAGGATTATCCACTTTGGCTAAACCGTCCCTGCCCTAAATGTGGGTGGAACTTGCTGACACAAGATGATTTGGATACTACAAAGACACTATTAAAACTGGTCAACTTTATCAATGCCATTACAAAACCATTCACACCATTCTTTAAAAAGAGTAAACGGATAAAAGTAAAAGCAGAAATGGATGGTACGGGTAAAGTAGATTTCAAGAAAATAGAGGGGGACTGATACCATGACATACGCATTAGTACCGGTGTATTTGTGGCGGTGGTACTCATGGCAGGGGTGGAGGATAAGGTCGACAAGAAAAGTAAAAAGGTGGATAGGTTGGCATGATTAAATTCACAGTTTACGGCGAACCTGTTGCCCAAGGAAGGCCAAGAGCGGTAAACATAGGCGGCCATATTCGTATATATGATCCTAAAAAATCGAGCGAATATAAGCAATATATAAGACTGGTGGCCTCACAAGAGGTTAAAGGAAACTTACTTACAGGAGCAATCTGTTTAAAAATAACATTCTATAGGTCAATTCCTAAATCGTTTAGTAAGAAAAAAACCGAACAGGCAGAAGCTGGGATAATCAGGCCAATAACTAAGCCGGACACGGATAACTATACCAAAGCGGTAAAGGATGCCTTAAAAGGAGTGGCCTGGAAAGATGATAGCCAAGTAGTGGACGAGCATTGCAGGAAGTTTTATTCGAATAGGCCAAGGATTGAGATTGAAATATGGGAGGTAAACCCATGAAAACAGCCGAGCAAACACCATACGAAGAACGCATATTCCAACCAACAAGCATAATCGAAGCCTATCGAGACTTCCCCGGAGTAGGCAGAAAAGTCCGAATTGAGTACCACTGGGAATATAAAGGTGGGATTGATGAAAATATGGGCAGACCTAAAAAGACGAAGCGGTGGGGAAAAGTAGTTCAGAAGGTCCGACATTGCGAAGGTTCATTTTTCACCATTGAAACCATCCCGGAAGGTAGAGCCGGGAAAAGAGGCAAGTATAGATTAGCTTTTCAATTCGTGGATTTAATCACCGGTAGGGTGAAGTTGTTGGAGGTGAGATAATTGCACGAAGCTTACATTAATCTACTTGGCGCAATATACAAAATGGCTGTAGAGGATGATTTTAAAGAAGTTTTAATAAGGGCTAGAATGAAACTTTCAAACAGCGGAGTAAGCGAAAAAAGTATAGACAAATTCCTTAAAGATAACAAAGAAATCATTAAAAATGAAGTGCGAAAGAACGTATACGAAGAATCCCGTAATTTCGGCGGTGACACTAGAAGAATACAAGAGGCAAATATCCGTGAATTGGTAGAAAAAATAGTATGTGACTTTAAAAATCAAGGCTTAGGGGTGAAATGATGGGGCGCATACAAGATCAGGAATGGTTTAGGCAGACAATAACCGAACTGCGGGAATATCGGGTACTGGTGAAGCGTGTTCAAGTGATACGCATACAGCTCATGAAAGAAGCCGGACCGGATGAAAAAGTAATCGCAAATTATTCCCTCTCAATCGGTGCCGGAAATAACCCGGATGAAATTAGCAGGTTGGAAGTGGAATTAGTGGACAAGGAAACGAGAATTAAGTCTATTGACACTAGTCTGGAGTCCCTGGAGCCACGGGAAAAGGAAATAATCGAACTCAAATTCAAGAAGGGCAAGAAGGATCAGGAAATATACGGCGATATACTGCAAATATCCAGCCAGACTTTTTACGGTATTTACAACGGGGCTATTGAGAAAATTGCGAAGTGTCTAGGATTTTTGGAGTGCTAGGTAGTTTGTAAATTATGTGAAGAAGGGGTTTGAATATGGGAAAATCAGTTGACGTAACTATTATCTCTAAACCTGTAGAAGTTAGATTTAGTTGTCCTTATTGTGGTGCTGAACATGTAATTGATTATGATAATTGGGTAATCGAGCAACTTTATGATTATTGGGGAGATTGGCACGAAACAGAATGTACTAATTGTGAAAAAAAGTTATTAATAAACTCGGTAGAATATGACTAAGTAAAAATAAAGATTATAAACAAAGGTAAAGGGTGTGATTAAATGAATATCATATGTCGAGGCAGGCGGGGTGGTAAAACAGTTGAAGCGATAAAGCTTGCAGCCGAAACATGGAGCTATATTGTGTGTATAAATAGAAAAGAGGCTGATAGGGTTTTCGATGTTTCTAAAAAACTAGGAATAGATATACCAAACCCGATAACTATTGAGGATTTTATAGGCAAACGATACTACGCTAAAGGAATTAGGGGTTTTATTATTGACAACGCCGATATGTGTCTACAGTCGCTTACTACTGTGCCGATTAATGCTATCACTATAACCGGAGGCTCGATTGAGCCGGATTATGTGAAAGAGCAGGGGGAAAAGGCAGAGATAGAGAGAAAGTTTTACAAAACTGAAGTATTGGCAGAATGGGGAAAAGATGGTGGAGAATATGAATTAAGAACTTGTAAATGTGGGAATAGTTTTAAGGTTCTTAAAAGCGATATGCATCCATCAGCCAGAAAACTTTGTGATGGGTGCGCTAAAAATAAATTGGGGCGATAAGGTGAATGACTGCATGTGAAGAAAAAAGTAATCAAAGAAAAATCAAAGACTTTTCAAAGGAAAATCAAAGAAAAATCAAAGAAAAGTCAAAGACTGAGAGGGGTTGACAAGCCCTTAGATGATGAAATATAATTAAAGTAGAAATGTATCGAAAATTAAGGCTCTTGCGAAAGCAGGGGTCTTTTTTTGTTGGAGGGTTTGTTATGCGTAAATTAACTAAATCCGAATATTTATGGTTCAAGGCGAACAAAAAAGAAGTAAAACGCACCAAGCGTGGCTATTGGCTTATGTGTGTGCATTAATTTAATACGATAGCAAAGGCCCTGCAAATGCGGGGTTTTTCTATGCCCGTGTCTAGGAGATTGCAACTCCGAAAGCACAGGTATCCCCACCTTAGCTGTGGTGACACGGGCCATATTTTTTAAAAGGTGGGTAGTGACCGTGGTTTTCAGTACGGCACTTTTAAAAATGAGGTGGGATAAAAATGAATAACCCGATTTATGAACTATTGCGGGCAGATGGAAGTATTGTTATTAACAAAAAGCTTATTTTTTGAATTGGACTTAATGAGGCTATTTTATTTTGCGAACTTTTATCAAGATATTACTATTTTAAAGAAAGAGGCCAGTTGCAACCTGATGGCAGTTTTTATAACACAATTATTGACTTAACCATAGGTACTGGTTTACATGAAAGAGCACAAAGAACGGCCATAAATAATTTAAAGAAATTAAAATTATTGCAAGTACAAAAAAGAGGGATACCTGCAAAGAGATATTTTAAAATAAATGATGATATAAATTTAATACTTAAATATATTGAAAAAGGTACTAAAAAAATAGAAGAAATGCAGGAAAAGCCCATGAATACTACACATTCTGCGGTCGCAGGAACTTGTGACAACCAAGAGCAGGAAGTAGTTTCTGCGGTCAGCATGATAAATAATACTAACCCTAATAATACTGACTTAAATAATAAAGAAAATATATACATGACTTTGGCAAGTCACGACAATTTTATTTCTTTTTATTTAAAAAGTCATAAGGATTATTTAAAGAAGGACCATGTAAGGGTCACAGAGGAACAACTAGAATTTATAGATAAAAGTATAGATAATCTAAAGGTTCAGGACGTTACTTTTGAACAATGGCAGGAAGCGGTAATTGAACATTTTGAAAACCTGCCTAAGAAAAACAATGGAAATATACTTGCGTTTTTAAAAGCGTCTTATAGATATTTTGAGGTTATGCCATTAGATTAAATTTAGGCATAAAAAAAGCAGGGGCACTAGGCCCCTTTCTTTAATGCGAAAACAAAAACTGCCCCAACAATAGCCAAGGCAGGAATTAAACTGCCCACCTGATAAGGAAAGTAAGTAAACAGGCAGACAAGAGCGAAGGCAGGAGGGGCAAGTTTCATGCAGTCACTCGCCCCCTTATTTTTTCAGCTAAATCATCCATTACCACATGAAGATAAACCTGGGTGGTCTGAATGGAAGAATGTCCTAATAAAGTTTTGACCTCCGCTATAGAAAAGCCATCTTGGAGCAATTCTGTAGCGTATGTGTGCCGGAAATTGTGCGGCGATGGGAGCACTAACTCCCGTCCGTCCTGGATATATACCCCAGCTTTTTCAGCGGATTGGTAAACCATTTTGCGGATATAACTTTGGTCCAACTTTTTCCCTCGGTGGGACATAAAAAGAAAGTCCCCGGGAATACGAACGGTTTCCCACTTTTGAAGCCAATTAAAAGTGGCAACATCAATAGGGACTACCCTATCGACATTGCCTTTTCCGGCTTGAACGAATATTTCTGCGTGACCATCCCGGACCCTAATATCTGCCGGGGCAAGGTTGCATACTTCTTCAACTCGCAACCCTGCCCGGTAAAGGACTTGCAAAATGGTCCGGTTCCTCAATCCGGTAATAGTTTTAACATTCGGCACGGCAAGTATTTTCTTTACGTCCTCCCGTGATAAGATTTTTGGCAGCTTTTTTGGTTGCCGTTTTTTGGTTTCCATAGTTAAGCCTCCTTAAATATCGATATTAATATTTTTAATAAAAATCTCACTCCCCCTTAAATAAAGGGCCGGGGTTTTGCCTCCTTAACCCGGCCCGAACCGAACATTTTTTATGGTAATAATGATTTTGATATAAAACATTTGATTGATAAGTATAAACCGGACTAAAACAGATGCGGCAGATACCTAAACCGTCTGGAATTTGCAAGAAATCACCCCCTAAAAAGACAAAAAGGGAGGCCTATTCGACCTCCCTGGAGATAATTAATTCTTCATATGACGCAGGCTGTACGCTGTAACCTTCGCCATATGAATAAAACAGATTTCCTTCCTGGTCCTGCAGTAAGAAGTAGCTTACTGCATTTGACCAGTTGCCTAAATATTCAACTTCGCTTTTCTCCTTGCAGGTACCAATTACCTGCAAGCCGTTAATTTTTTGATTTTTTAACATTTAAAACCACTCCTTTAATTATTAGTTATGAAATGCGGCTCCCTGCAATGGTAGCAAGTAGCTTTACAAACTGCTGCTAACCATGCGGAACTATGCTCGATAGGCATTACTCCCCAGGTGCCGACTGTTTCGGGGTAGGGGTTTGGTTCTGGGAAATCCCATTCCCCGTTTTCGAAGCTATTAATTTCTTCCAGGGTAGCTTCGTCACCCTGGATTGAGGCTATTTTGTAAATCTTAGCCTCAAAATCCTCCCGGTGGTGATTAGCCATTACGACTATATCACCACAGGAAATAATAAAAAGGGCATGGTTGTCACAAGCTAAACTTCCCCGATTGCGAACATAAACCGGGGTTTTGGGTGTATTGTCCGGGTTGGCGATAATTTGGGCCGACCCGGTATTAGTTTTTCCGCCGCCGCACTCCCAAAGGGCTGGATGGCCCTTTTTAGTGCGCTCAATTTTGATTTTTTTGGTTTTTTTGGTGGTTGTTAACATAATAGACTCCTTTCTCCCACAGCGGCATAATTGCCCTATGGGTTGCCAGCGTTTTTCCCCGCTGGCAGGGGAAGTTGAAATGATATTTAAAAAAAATAGACCTATAAGAGGATCAGAGAAAGCCGGGTTTTACACCCGGCTTAGAACCAATCTTCCAGCAGTTCCTCTAAGGAGTTATATTCCCTAAGAGTTCCCCCGAGGTCATCCACACACCATTTGTCATAGGTGTGGGTGATGGAACTGCCTTCGGTATCCTCCTGCCATGTGGCAGTTGGAGGAATGATACGCACTTCTAGACCCTCGGGGACAACAACATCGACGGTTTGACCGTCATTTAATTTTTGCATTAAATCTTTGTTTAACATATAAAACACCCCTTAAATTTATTATTTTGGCTTTTGCCATTCCCGAAGGGAATTAGATGTATTGCTTAATAGCGTTTAATGATTCTTTTGTTATGTCTATTGCCCTTTGAGGGATAACATATTATACTCCTTTCTATGCCGGTGTATACCTAGCCCACCGGCAGGCTTTATTTTTTATCACTAGTTTCGCCAATTTTTAGGTAAAACCTGCTATTTTGCCAAACTTTGCAGGTCCAGTTCATCAAAAATTCTTAAAGCCGCCGGACGGTCACGCTCGGCAAGGATAGCTAAAAAATGCCGGATAGTGGTCAGTTTTTCTTCTTTGGAAAAATCGGCTTTTTTGTAAACATCTTTGATAAGGGCCTCAATTTGGCTGTTAGTTAGAGTATTGACCATATTAGTTACATACTCGCCAAACTCGAAAGCCTCTTTTTGGGCTTCTTCTTGTTGTTTTTGGGCCTTTTTGGCTTTATATTCTGCAAAATTTACCACATTGTTGTTATTGTCCCCGAAACTTTGTTCGGGAACGCTTGTTTGCCCATCAAAATTAGCCCTATTTTGATTTTCTATACTTTCCGCTTGCGTTTGTATGCAGGAAGGTTTTTTAGACGTTTGTAGGGCGTTTTGAGGCGGGTTATTTTCCCGACCCAAAACAATATTAATGCGTTCTTGGGTTCTGGTTTTGATTTCCTCGTCAGTTAAGCCTAAAAGGATTTTTTCAGCTTCTAGTTGTTGATAAGGAGCATATGAGTAAAACTCGCCACCGTAATAATCGCCGTCTTTAGTTGGGCAAAATCTCTCCCGTAAAATAGGGAGGATAGAGGCTTTTAATTCCTCGGACATTTCCCGGCTAACGCTTACATATTTGGCACCCTGACAGCCTGGAACCTCGACATTGACAGAATAGGAGAGGTCCTGCATGGCGTCAAACCTACCATATTGAAAAAGGTTTGCGATTGCTTCGACTTCTTGTAATAATGGTCCATCAGTGTAACTGACATCAATACTACAGCCCATGGAAAAGGTGTCGCTAGTAACTGAAAATTTTACGCCAGGGAAAAACTTTTGCAAATGACCTTTTAAAACCTTTGCGGAGTGTGCCGGTTCAGAAAGACCAGTTTTTTCCGCTTTGCGTTTCTCCTTGTAGTCTTGGCGGTTTTTCAAGCCGTCAAGCCACTTTTGGATATATTCGTTTTGTTGGGCCTCGTTTCTAAAAGTGTAGTGCCAAGCAGGTTTCCCGGCAGTACCCGAAAAGGCCATGGCCGCTAATTTTTCTCCGGATTTGTAAAAGCCGATTGTGGCATTAACTTCCGGAAATTCCTTTACGTCGCATTTATAAAGATTTAATAGACTTTGGCGGTTTTCCAACCGTTTGGCGTTTGTATCTAGTCTCATGTTAAAACCTCCTTAAAGTTTTCTTGCGCTAACAACAATCTGCGCAGGATTATTTTTGATTTTTTCTCTAGCCTTTTCTTTTGCTTCTTTAGCATTGCGGGCAAGTTCCATGTAGTTAAAATAAAAATTTCCGTTAAAAATTTTAACTGAATAAGCTTTCATAGAATTAAACCCCCTTAAATAATATTAACCCTTGAACTGGACCGGGAGAAAACTCCCGGCGACCGGCCTTCACGGTCAAACCTTAGCGGGTTAAATAATTGTTGTAGTGTTTTAAATTTGCGTTTTCTTGGTTATGTTGATTAATTAAGCTATTAAGTAAATCGTGGGCATCCTGCATGATTTGGTTTTGATATTCTTTATTTTCGCACTGATAAGATAAAGCGTAGTTTGTTAATGAGTTAACCAATAAAGCAACTTGTTTACTGCTTAATTTATACAAATTTAAAACCTCCTTATTTTTAGTTTGAGCCACTAGAAAAACCCCCACGAATGGAGGCTTTTCTGGAGGCTCAAGCCTCCGATAAGATAGCGTCAATTTCGGTTAACCGCTTTAAAAGAGCCTCTTTCTCGGCTTTTAAGGCGGCCAATGGGTCCGAATTTTCCACGATTTCAAACGTGCCGTAGTCATCTGACCAGCCAAGCTTTTCCTCAACGGCCTTTTTGGGGATGTCGTAGACCGTGAAAACGCTATTTTCTTTGATAATTGTATACCAATTTTTAGCACTACCGCCGGAAGTTGCGCTGCCGGACTCAAAACACACACCCTCGCCAACTCGGGCGCCACTGTCACGGCCCCAGGCTGAGGCAATAGCACGGCCAAAAAGTACGATTGGCCCGGTATGTTGAGAAATTGATTGTTGGCCAATAGTAACTTTGACATTTACCAGTTCCTGTGGCAGGTCATCCTGACCGTATACTTCCCGCATGATGGCACGGACGGCCTCGATAGAGCGTTCGTCAGTTTCCCAGGTTTTATTGCCGGGGTTCCACTTGCCCCCAGCTTTTTTAATTTTACTCACAAAATTAGGGTTATACGGGGTTTCGATGGCGATTTTGCCGTTACCGATATTAGTTATTTTCATTTTTTTATTCCTCCTTTTTTATGCCCCGGACTTGTGACCGGGACCGGCTTTTTGCCGGTGCGCATTACCGCCGGAGACCGGCGTCACTCTGCAATTTTAAATTTCATAAAATTTAATCTTTGCTTTTTGATTAGCTTTTCGACAGGCCTGTTTTACGTTCGCCAGGCCGTGCATTTTTATGTGCCCCTGTAGCATTTTTTCGATTTCTTGATTATTTTTGCAAAATCTATTTTTTGTAGCATAGTTTGCTAGGTGATTAATTAATAATTGGCCACCTTTGGTTTGCAGAAAAGTCATATTTAAACCTCCTTATAAACGGTTTCGGCCTTTGGGCCTCATCAGACCGGCGATTTTATCCGGTGACCGTGCCGGGAAAGGACCCGGCTAAGCTATTCTGATGTTTTTATAAATAGCTTTTAAGCTTTGGGCGACTATGTAGGCATTTCCCTTGCTACTTACTTTGGCTAATAAAAGATCCTTTTCTGTTGGACCGTCGCCATATACTTCAAACCATTTTTTACTTTTAGTAGTTGCTATTTTCATTTTTAAAGCCTCCTAAATATTTATTTTTGGGATAAGCCCCAAGGTAAACCCCCAAGAGATTAGAGGCTTATCTTTAGGCTTATAACCTGGTTCCCACTACTCCGGCAGGCGCGCTCCTCATTTGGCTGTTGTCTCCTCCCGTGGTTCCCGTGCCTTGGTCCGCTGGATGCGTGACTTCGCCGGCTTGGGGTTCGTGGCTTGTTATTTAGTTTTCCTTAGTTCCTTATCTTGAGTTAAGTATACTACACCACACCACACTAAGTCAAGTGTTTTCGTTCATTTATTTTTGATTTTTTATGGTATTTTCCAAAGAACTTTCCGACACGTTTCGACATTTGAGGGCACAAAAAAAAGAGCCCGACCATTATTTTGGTCTAGGCTCGAAGTTGAGTTGCTCGGCGTAAGCGTCCAGCAGTGCTCGGAATAATGCAATTTTTTGACCAGCCCCGGAAGCCTGGACCAACTTATCAAACCAGGCCTTTTCTTCCGGCGACACTGTAAAAACGATTCTTTCTTGTGCAGCCATTTTACAACGCCTCCTTTGAGGCTTAGTATACCACACCAAACCAACACAATGCAAGGGGAGAAGGTGAGACTATGACCGCAAAAAAACAACCGATTGTACCCGATTTTAGCGGGCTTATACGTGCCCAAGCTGGGCAAAAAATGAATACGGCCACACCAAAACCGGCGGCCAAAACTGGGCCAAAGTTAGAGCAAAACCAGCCAGAGTGGTTGAGCGATACGGACACCAAGACCCCGACAGTGGAGCCGGTGGAAGTTGAGGTGGTTGAAGGTGAGTGGGAAGAGCCGGAGGAGCAGACACCAGCCAAGGCAGGAGAGCCGTTGACGGGGATTGACTACAAGAGAGGTGGACCACAAACTAGTCCGGACATTGAGCGGCAATTGCTTGTATTGCGTGAGGCCATCACCAACGGGAAGAGCGTGCCGGAGATTGTCAAAGAGCACAATATTCCAAAGCGCACGGTTGAGATGTGGCTCGCACAGGTCAAAGAGGAACGAGAGGTCAATTCCCAAATAGTGGATATGATGCTAATTGAAAAGATGGAGGGCGTTGCGCATGAGATTGTGCGCGGCGTGGATAAAAACAAAATCGCCAAAGCGGGACTAAAGGACCAGGCTATCGCGTTCGGCATCTTCATTGACAAGCTAGCACAGCTACGAGGACCCCGCTCCGGCGGTAATTCCACAACTCTCCGCGTTGCTTGGCGCGGCGGTGAGGGTGCAATTGAGGTAAAAACCGATTAGATGAACTATTATGTATATTATCGTGCATATATAGCCCCATTTCAGCCCCTGCAATCCACCAGTTGTGGACATTGGCGGCAGGTGGTCACGTGTCCCGGACCAGACCGGCACTATTACCGGCGGCGGCAGACCCCCGGGGGGAGGGGGTGCGTGGGGCGGCATGAGTTACCCCACGAAATTTTTAAAACAAATGGCCCCTTGTTTTTTTAATGAAAAGACTTTCAAGACCCGAGAGAATTACAGAATAAGAGGGACACAACCCCAAAAAAACACCTTCTAAACTAGTGGTGGCAAGGGATGCAGCGTTTTTTCATTAGTCCACCAGATGGACTTATACCCCCCTGATTAGTCCATCTGGTGGACTTTTGGTTCAAGAAAGGACGTGAAAATTTAATGAGCGAAGAAACCGTTTCTTATATTGTTAATAAAGAAACCGGAGAGGTAGAGAATGAGATTAGAGTCGGTGATAGACATAAAATAACCAGGAAAGAAAGCCTAGAGTACTTATCCCAATTTCAGGAATGGAAAATAGAACATTTTTATAAAGGGCACATAGAGGAAATACGAAAACTAATGGAAGAGCTTTCTACAAACGAGAAGGCTTTTTTATTTTCCGTGGCTCCTTATGTGGGGTATGAAGATTGCTGTTTGAAATACTCAAACGGTAAAGATATTACTACAGAGGACTTGGTTAAAATTACTGGCCTTGGTCGCTCAACTTTATTTGAAACCATAAAAAGCCTAATGGAGAAAGACATTGTTTATAAAGGTAAGAACAGCAAAAACAGACAGTATTTCGTTAACCCCTGGATATTCTGTAAAGGAAATAGAATTAATAAGGTGCTTAAGACTATGTTTAAAAATTATAAGGTTCGTGTCCGTGGCGGTATCGCCTGGAAAGATTTAAAAGATTCGGATTAGTCGGCTTCGGCCCAAACATTCACACAATTCAGCCATAATGGCCGCCTCAACAAGCCTCGCCCCCATCCTGGTGGCTCCGCTTGTTTCGTGGTGGTTTAATTTTGGCTTATTATCAATTTTTGAAGGCTCTTTACTGTACTTTTTAAGACACTTTTTTGTACGGTTGTTTGTACGGTAGATTTACCTCTTGGCGAGGGGTTTTTATATAAAAATAAAATTGGGGAGGCGATTAAGTGGAGTACAAAATGCTTTTAAAAAGTCTAGAAAAAGCTAGAATAGCAGGAATTGAGGCCGCCAAAGGCGATGATGGCGGTTCTGCAAATATGGATAGTGTATTTCTTAGAGTTCCTAGAGCTAGAGAAGAAAAAGTGCTAGAAACCATTCAAAAAGCAGGACTTTACTGCCTTCATAAGTCAAAATGGCTTGGTTCGTATGGTTATCTCATTTCTCCTGCCGGTTGTGGTCAGGGTAATAGCCGTTACAGGGCAGTTCAAGCTATGGTAAAAAGCCTAAAGGAAGATGGCCTTGAGGCTACACCATTCTACATGATGGATTAAAAATAGTTTTGTTTTGGAGGCGAAATCCATGTATAAAACATACCTTGGCGAAGGGTATCACGATAGAGTGAGGAAGCTACTTTTAGCTGACGATAAAATTTGTACTGACAAGATGATCGACTCACCGGTAGTAATCGAAGGCATGAAAAAACTGCTTGCACCGTACTTAGAAGATAATCCCTTTGAATTTATTGACAATAAAGTTCACGTTGAAAACGAGGAGGAATTTGCGAAATTCCAGGAGGCTGCACTCTACTTTCTAGCAGGAATACTCTGTTCTCCCATCATAAGTAGAGCGAAAGTACCGCCATTTCTTGGTCCAAAGTATAAGAAAAACTGGAAGAAGAAACAGGCGAAGCTAATGCAGAAGGGGCATAGGACATTACAAATCCTCATAAGGAAGGAGGGAGTGTAATGACCAAAGGCGAACTGGAATACGCCATTAGACAAGCCCTTAATAATTTTGATAAATGGAATGATTGTACCGGTGCAATGCCGAAAGGTACAAGTTGGTATTATGAGGCCCAGAGTTGCATTGAAGATGCGGTAAAAATTGGTGCAAAAGTGGCTTGTGAGGGTATAGATGCGGACCTTAGTGATATTTTTGAAGATGAAAAAGAACAACAATGTCCGCCGGAACCAAACCCGCCAAGATTACAAGCAAGAAAGATGCCCGGAGGTTTTTGGGGACAACTTCCCTATTGGGGTCTCGTGGTTTTATTAATTGTTTCTTTTATTGCGTTGTTGCGTTTAGAGTTTTATTCATAATTTAAAACAAAAAAACCGGAGGCGAATTAAAATGATTGAAATTTACCCAAATGTTTGGGTTGGCGACCAAAATTCTCAGATAATAAGCTACAATGAAAACCCATTTGAAAACGAATGGTATGTATTACATTGTTGTAAAGAGCCATTTCACAGGCAATTTGTAGGTTATGTAGGCCGTGGTGCCCCGAAAGACCATCCTGAATACTTGGTTGCCCGTCGAGGTAATCGAATGGCATTGAATATGGTTGATGCTAAAAGCCCCGTGTTCTTCTCAAAAGAGATGATAACTGCGGGGCTTGATTTTTTGGAAGAAGGCTATGAGGCAGGGAAGAAACTACTTATTCACTGCAACCAAGGAGAAAGCAGGGGACCGTCGGTTGCAATGCTATTCGTCTATAAGCGGATACTTCACAACGAAGATGCCGCTTTGTCGCTTTCATTTGAGGAAGCAGAAGCCGAAATGAAGCAAATTTACCCCGCCTATAACCCCGGAGAAGGCATAAGAGGACATCTTATGCAGTTTTGGAGTGAATATTGATGCGTTTAGAAGTATGTCACTCTGTAGAAGTTGATAAATGGATTGCGGAAAGACACTATTTGAAATCTACACCAGCTGGTGCAAAACTTCGTTTATGGGTTAAAGATGAGGATGGAAATATCATCGGTGCAATGATGTGGGGCAGGCCAACCGCAAGGATTTATGACCAAGAAAGAATTTTGGAATTAACACGATTTTTCATGATTGACGACACAGAACCGTTTGCTGAAAGTAAAGCCTTAGCAATGGCAAGAAAATTGATCCGCAAAAGACTTCCGCAAGTCAAAGGGTTAATATCCTATTCTTCCGTGGGTGAAGGTCATAAGGGAACAATTTATGAGGCGGACTGATGGTTTGCAGTAGGAACTACTAAGGCAGCGGCTTGGAATAAACCAGGAAGAAAAATATCGATACTTCTAAGAAAATTCGGTGGGTAAGGTCTGTTTAAGGGCGTGATATTATGCTAAGAACCTGCAAAAGATGCAAAAAAGATTTTGAGGGCAAAAGTGGAATGAATTATTGCCCCGAATGTACTAATCATGAGGAAATATGCAAGGTTTGCGGCAAGAAATTTATAACAACCAGGGCCCAACAGGTAAAATGCCCCGATTGCGTGGGTAAGCAACCACCAAAGCCAAGTAAAGCCGGAGAAGTGAAATGTGCCGTTTGCGGCACTATTTTTATGGCCAAAAACGCTGAAATAGCGAAGTATTGCCCGGAATGTCAAAAGTTAGACCATTATAAGAAAAAGAAATTAGGTGTTTTAGATACAGTTAGCGATAATCAAAAGATGGTCCAGGTTAAATGTGCAAATTGCGGCAATGCTTTTGAGTGTACTTGGCAGGATTACCGCAGGGGTAGAAAATATTGCGGAACTGACTGCCGGAACGAAGCAAGAAGAAAAAAGTATGAAGAAAAATATGGCCCTATGCCGGCAGAAGAAAAGCCAGTGCAGGTGGCAGAAATTGACTACGAACCTCATCCTGGACAATGGGTATTCCATAAAAGCAAAGCCCGTTTTCGTGTGTTGAATTGTGCTAACCGGTGGGGCAAGGATAGGGCTTCAATCAATGAATTTATTCGCTTATTCGCTGAAATGCTTTCAGAAAATCGTCCTACTACCCTAGTACCCCGTGTTATGGGCTGGATAGTGGCACCTACTTATAAATTAGCACGTCAGAACTGGCGGGAATTAAAACATTTCATGCCGCCGGAATGGATCGTGTCAAAGAACGAGTCGGAAAAACAGATGGAAACCATAGGTGATGGCCTTATAGAAGTTAAATCAGCCGATGACCCGGAAAGTCTAGTTGCCGTTGGGCTTGATATAGTGCTAATGACAGAGGTTGCAAGGGCAAAAAACCTGCAAGATATTTGGGCCAACATATTTGCCCGTTTATCCTCGGATGGCAGGGGGTTAGGTGGCAAAGGTGGACTAGGCATATTCAACAGTACCCCATTAGGCAGAAACTTCTTTTACACAATGTATATGTGGGGTCAAGATCCAACTATGCCGGAGTGGGAAAGCTGGAAATTTGATTGTTATTCTAGCCCATATATTAAGGCAAGCGATATCGAAATAGCTAAAAAGACACTTCCCGAAAGGATATTTAGGCAAAACTGGTTAGCCGAGTTTCTTAATGACGGCGGGGAAGTTTTTGTTAATGTTGATGAATTAAGCATAGGACAAATTGAGGACCCACAGCCGGGAAGATTATATAAGGCAGCATGGGACCCTGCTCAACGGGGTGACACGAGCGTATTTGGCATAAGAGACCAATATGGTAAGCAAGTGTTTAAACGTACTTTTACAGGCATGGGATGGGAACAGCAACTAGACATAGTGGAGACTCATTGTAGGCGATATAACTTCTGTCCAATTGATATAGATATGACTGGGATAGGTGATACTTTGCCCGAAGCTGCACGAAAAAGAGGACTTGTTGCTAATGGTATCTATTGGGCAGGTGGCGGTCATGTTAAAGAGCAAATGGTTTCTAACCTTTGTGTACTTATGGAACAAAAAGCAATAACCTTGCTTGATGATGAAACCCAAAAGGAAGAATTGAAATCATACGAATATTCGATTACTAAGTCTGGAAACATTCGATATTCGGCCCCCCAAGGGCTACAAGACGACCATGTTTCGATGTTATTAATGCTATATAGCGATTTTAACCAAGCAAGCGTAGTATTGCCATACCGTGGATTTTTAGGTGGCATTAAGAAAAAAGTGATTTAAGGAGGCTATTTTATGGGTGAAATTAAACGCATGGATATAAAAGAATTTCGTGAAATGGGCTTACTAGCTGAACTAAACAGGGCATTTCTTCATCCTTTAGGACTTGCATTAGAAGTAACAATTGATGATGAAACAGGGGAAGAAAAACTTGGCGGTATTTGGGACTATAGGGACGACCCCGAAGGTATTCTTTACTTAAAAGAGCATTTTCCGACCGAAAAAATATTGAAAGCACAAGAATTTATTAGACAAAAACATGACCAACGACTAAAAGTATTAGGTTTTGTTTGGCAAGACCCGCATAATCCATAGTTAAACTTTTGCACGGCAAAGGGTATCGCCACCCTCCCCGCCACGCCTCCGGTGGGGTGCCGTGCAATTTAACTTTAGGGGGCAAATATTTTTTGGAGGCAAATGAAATGAAAATAGTTAAATGGTTAAAAGATTGGCGGTATAACAGACTTCTTTACAGACTAATTCGAGACTTGAATAATCTTCGCATGGAGGACTTAGTACAAATATCAGGCTATACAGATAGCCTATACTCCGTTAGGAAATATCGGCAGGAAAAGGAGGTGGGGCAATGAAAATTGCTATACTTTCATCATACTTTTATCACCAGATTGCTGAATTAAGCGGAAAAGACCGCATTATATTCGGAGGCGGTGAACGCTATCTAATTGAACTATGCAAATTTCTTCAATCCGAAGGTCATTCGCCAGTTGTCTACCAACCAATCCACCCACCCGTAGACAAAAACGGTAATCCCATTAAAAACTTACCTACACAAATACAGAAAAATTACAAAGGAATACCGATAGTTTGCTTACCTGGCTATGACAGATGGACAACAATGGGCGTAAATCCCGAGTTAAATCAGTTTTTTAATGAAGTGGCAGGGCATTATGATATTGCTATTTATTTCACAACTTTTTTGGCTTATCCTCATGCGGTTAAGCGGTCGATAAGCATATGCCACGGCATTTATTGGGATTACCCTCACCATACTTACGGATTAGCTACTGAGGACGGCAAAAGAGAGTACCTAAGACAGCACTTATACGGTTTTGAAGCACCTGCCGTATGCGTGGCAGTGGATTCTAATGTAAAAAGAGTAATTCAGGCGACAAAACCGGGGGCTGAAAGCAATATTCGGGTTATTCCGAACTTTGCAGACACCGAAAAATTTGTCCCTGCCGAGAAAACATGGGATGAAATTAGGGTACTTTACCCAAGGAGATTAACCATACTAAGAGGTCAAAATGAGTTTATCCGGGCAAGCCAAGTCCATCCAGAGTATCATTACCTAGCGGTAGGGCAGGCAACTAATGAAAACACGGAAAAGCAAGCCCAAGAATGGTCTAAAACAGTACCGCATTTAAAGTTCATACATAAAGAAATGGACGGCATGGAGGAAGTGTATCAACAAAGCGATATAGCGGTAGTGCCGACCAAGGCTTGCGAGGGGTTAAGTCTATCTCTTCTAGAGGCTATGTCTTGCGGTTTGCCGATAATAACTACTCATGCCGGAGGAATAGGCGACGCTGTAATTGATGGCTATAATGCTCTTTTGTTTGACCCGCATAATGATAACTTGGCAGATTATATTCATTTCTTAGCCCAAAATGAGCCATTAAGGAAGGCTATGGGACAAAGGAATAGGGAGATAGCCAAGTGTTTTGATATTAAGGTATGGCAGCATAAATGGCGGCAAATTATTAATTCTTTCTAGGAAAGGAGCAGAATGAATGAACATACAGGAAATTTACAATAAGGATTATTTCGAAAACGGAATTGCAACGAAGAAAAGTAATTACCGTGATTATTCATGGGAAAGGCTGGGTAGTTATTTTCAGGGCACGGCCAAGCATATTGTCAAGTGTTTTAAACCGGAAACAGCTCTAGATGTAGGAACAGCTAAAGGTTTCCTCCCGTATGCTCTATCTGAATTAGGTGTTGAGGCTTGTGGCATCGATGTATCAGAATACGCTATTTCCAATGCTAAGGGCGATGTAAGGCTAGGTGCCGCACAGAATATTGAACACCCTACCAACAGCGTTGACATTGTAACCGTTTTCGATGTAATGGAGCATATCCCCGAAAAAGAAGTATCGCAAGTGTGTGCCGAATTACTGAGAGTAACCAAGAAGTGGGTTGTTGTTAGAGTACCCACCAAGGAGGAAAAGGGAGACTTAGACGCCTACCATGAAACGATTAAGCCTAAAGAATGGTGGGGAAAACAGTTTGCCAAACAGGGCGGGAAGGTGCTGCCTAACGAAAAATTTGTTGATAAAGGTATATGGTGGTTTAATATGCCTGAATATTTGATTGTGATTGAGAAGCAAGAAAAACCCGCAGAAGTAAAACCTAAAAAAACGCAAGAGAAGAAGAAAAGCAAAAAGGTAGCGCAAAAATGAAAGTAGGTGATACTCATGGCCTTTTGGGAATCTTTTAAAACGGCCTTTGCAAGAACAAGGGATGAGCCTAAAATACCAACAGGCAGGCGAAGCGTTTCCAGTGCCAACAAATGGATGAAAACCTTATCCCCGTATCGTTCCCGTACTAAAAACATATTGGAAGGTTTACGCCGGATACCGGAAGAAGCAGAAGCTATTGAATTTTTGCGAGCGAATAATGCCGATGTGTCAATGGCGGTATGGAACTTTGTCCGACTGGCAAACCAGGGCCATGAGATGTACTTTTACGACACCAAGGATAAGACAAGGCGATTATCCGATGTTGAAGCACAATGGAAAGAGTTCGCCGCAAGAATTAACGAAATATCTAATGCCGGGCTTGATGGGTTGATAGACCAATTTCATCAATCAGCATTTATGCGTGGGGCGCAAGGGGCAGAGGTAGAAGTCAATGAACGCAGGACAGATATTGTCGAGGTTTACCCCGTGATACCCCAAACCATCGAATGGGAGTACGAGGAACGCAATGGCCGTAAAATGTGGATTCCTTATCAACAGCAATGGAGTAAAAAGGTGTCGCTAGAAAAGGGTAAGGCAAACTTCTTTTGGGTGCCTACTGACCCACTTATTGATGACCCAAGAGGCACATTGATACTCACCCCGGCAATTCAAGCTGTAGATTTTCAAATGCAGATTCTTCAGGATTTACAAGCTGTTCTTCACCATCAAGGGTGGCCGAAAAACGATATTAAGATAATGCTAGAGCGCGTTATGAACGCTATGCCACCACAGGTAAAATCGGCAGGTCCAGAAAAGCAGAAAGAATGGCTGGATGCTCAGTGGCAGAATGTTGTGGATATGATGAACAAATTAGAACCGGATAGCGATTATATTCACTATGATGATATTGAAATCAATATGAACCAAGGGGCTAATTCTGGGAGAAGTCTTGATGTAAGGGCTATTGCTGAATTGGTGGACACCCATGTAATGAGCGGTTCTAAGCAAATGTCTATTTTCATGAACAGAAATTCGGGAGTCACAGAGAGTTGGGGTTCTATTCAATTTTTAATCTTTACAACAGGTTTAAAATCTGTTCAGCGTGGCTCAAAGCGACTGGTTGAAGAAATTGCAAGGTTATGGCTTAGAGTGAAGGGAATACAAGCCTCACCGACGTTTACTCATAATACCATTGATTGGAATAGCGAAGAACAACGCATGACTGTTAAACTTATGCAGCAACAGTTCTGGGCTATTGCACAGCTAATGGGATGGATTGATAAAGATAAGGCTGCCCAGGAAGTGGTTGACACAGAAAAAGCTGTCACTGAACCTTCCGAGAGTATTAGAGTATCCCTTTCATATGGAGGGGGTGATGCTATTGGAAGCAAAGGAAATAAAGCAATTAAAGAAACAACTAGCAGAAGAAGAAGCCAAGAAGAACCTCAAAAAGATGATTAACAATTCTATGAATGTGAAAGGTGGTGGTAGTTATGGCGAAAGCTACTAAGGAACAGCTTGAACTGGTAAACAGATTTGCAAAGGTTCCTTTAACCGAAGATAATTGCTATGTCCACGGGTTTCGGTTAATTGGGACAAAATTTATTCCTGACCGATACTTAAAAATCAGCAGGGAACTACTAGAGATTTACCAACAAGATGCAAAAAACGGCGACACCGTACAGATTGCCGACCATACCCTTGGTGGTATAAAAGGTTGGTTTAAAACAACCCTGCAATTTGGCAGGTTTTTTGATGCCCAATTGGTAGACGAAGGAGATGAAACCCAACTAGATGGCTGGATGTATATGAAAGCCGGGCAAAAAACTTATATTGAACCATTTACCACCGACGATATAAGCGAACAATTGGACGCAGGTATTCTTCATGATAATTCGGTAGGTATTATATGGGACCGATCTGAATGTTCTATCTGTGGTAACGATATAAGGGATTATGAAAACTGCCAACACTGGCCAGGGAGAACCTATAAGATAAACGGCAAGGAATTGCTGTGCTATGTAATTGCTAAACCGTCACCAGACCCCGAAACAAGACGGTCTATGATGCTAGAGAACTCTCTTGTAGGGGTAGGGGCTTACCCTGACGCTGGGCATTTATCAAACGAAGGACAAAGCGAAAGGCCTAAGTACACAAAAGTAAATGATACGTTGGAACTAAAACTGCTTCCTAAAGAGGAACCAGTTTTTTGTTTATTCTCTGCTGACTCTACAGAAATCCTGACCAAGGGAGAAATCGAGCGAGATGTAATTAAGTTACATCAACTGTATCACAAAATGCAGGAAACCAAGGATTTACCGCTGGGTTGGACATTTGGGACGTTGAACGCCAAGCACAAGGAAGTCGTAAAAGAACTATTAGACGCGGGCCACGACCATTACCTTGAAGATGCTTTGGACGGAACGCTCCCGGCAGAATTGAAAAACAAGTCATTAAGAAGGGAGGAAAATGAATTGGATGCAATAGTAACTGAGATTTTCAAACAATTCAACATAGACCCTACTCAAATTGAGAAAGTCAATGAGCAGGGTTTTGTTATGAAAGACGGCAAGCAATTCTATCTTTCAGAAACCATTATTGAAACCCAAACAGACACTAGCGAACTAAGCGAAAAACTATCCCAGGCAGAAGCGAAGATAAAAGAATTGGAGCCTTTAGCCGAAGATGGAAGGACCTTTCGTAAAGAGGTCATTGAGGCCGCCTTAGCTGATGGTGTAAGAGCGCAAGGCAATGACTTCCCGGCCGATACTTGGCGTGAAACTTTCTCCACGATGTCCATTAATGCAATTCGTGATATTGCGAAAACCTTCCGAAACCAAGCTGAAGCACAAATTCCTGCCGGACGCAAGACAGAACCCGGCAAGTTTAATAAGAAAGTAGTCGATAACATACCCGATGAGGCTTTTAAGGCCTAAAGAAAGGAGAGATGAATTATGGCAAGAGGTGGAATTTCATTTTTGGGCATTGGGGCACAGAATGTGACAGTCAAGGCCAATGATGATGTAAAAGCGGTTGTTGCTGCTGGTACTGCTGATGATGTAGTAGGTTTAGCCGTTACTGTTACCGGTAATGAAGAAGCTGGCTTGGGTGCCGCAGGTGCACCGTTGTTTGGGCAGATTGTCCATTACGAAGGTGATGGATATATGACCGTACAATATGCTGGCTATGCTGAGTTTAATGGTGTATCTGGAAGTTTACCAACCGCCGGCACAGATTTTGTGGTAGTTGTTGACGGAAATGGCGGAGTAATGGCGTCTACCGGTGCTACCGGACCTTCCAAAGTGATAAGCGTTGGTGAAGCCGCAACCGGACCCGTTGTGGTCCTAATCGGTTAAGAGAGGAGATGATAATATGTCAATCTTATTAGAACAATTAAACAGCGATCTTTACATTCAGGCCCATTCCCAAGGAATGACATTTTCCGGGTTTTTAGAAAAAAACAATCCTGCCCCAGAAGGCAGTAAGCTTGATGCCTTTGAAAGACTTATGAAAGATGCCGGGATTGTCACAAGAAGCATTCCGGGGAAAAATGTATTTTCTTCAAAGGTGGAGGAGTTCTACCTAACTGATAGTAACAAGGTGCTTTTTCCCGAGTATGTGGCTAGAACCCTTGTTCAGTCAATGACTGAGTTTCCTATCATGAATCATCTTATTGCAGCGAGAACCCCTATCGACAGTAACGTCTATAAGGCTTCTTACTTAGATCTAGAAGATGCTGCCAATAAGAAAGAACTTAAAATGCGGCGTGTAACCGAAGCTGCCGACCTGCCCGTCGCTAAGTTAAAGCTTGGCGATAGTGCGATCACTCTTTATAAATTTGGTCGTGCTATCCAGGCTTCCTATGAAGCTGTCCGCAGAATGAGCCTTGACATCTTCAATATCCATATTCGCCAAATTGGTGCTAAAGCCGCAGCCAACAAGGTAGCAGAAATTTTGTCCGTCATTAAAGACGGTGACGGAAACAATAATGCTGCTACTCAGTATAAATCGATAGACTTTGACTCAGAAGCAACTTCTAAACTTACTAGAACTGCGTGGATTAAGTTCTTGCTGAAGTTCTATCCTTTCGGTTGCGACACCGTGGTGTCCGACGAGGATGGGCTTATCCAAATTCTCGAAGTACTGTATCCGAAGGCTGACGTTGCGAGCAAGATGGACGAGCTTCTTGCAGGTGGTTTGCAAGTTAAAACTACCCTGCCACAGAACCTTGTCAACAATGTAACTCTGCTTTATAGCCCCGATGTAGCAACAATCAATGACAAAGTGGCTATTTATGGCTTAAATAAAGGTTCTGCCGTTGAGGAAATTTTCGAGCTTGGTTCTACCATTAGCGAAGCCGATAAGTTCATCAAGAACCAAACTCAACTTTTAACTGTTTCCGAGAACAGTGGCTTCCGTAAAATCCTCAAGAATGCCAGTGCCATTATGACCATTGAATAAGGGGGTGGGCGTATGCCCAACCGCATTCTAACTTCCGAAGGATGGGAAACACGAGTAAGGGATAAGATAGGCGTTAATATCGCCTATCTTCCTGACTCTGTTATTCAACAGCCGGATATTGTAGATGTAGCAGAAAACAATATCATTACCCAAGTGCCAAACTATGCCGATTTGACAGATGATAAAAAAATCTACCTAGAGGCGGCGACTGTTTGCGAGTGTGCAGTTCTTCTATGTCCCGGGATGGCCGCAAGGCTTCCTAAACTATCCCAAGGCCCCCATGCTCGATATGAATTAGGGGTTGATTGGGATAAAAAGAAAGAAGAATTGCGAGCCGAAAGGGATGCTTTCTTGGGCAAAATATTGACCTTTCCTATACATTTTCACTTCGGGTTAAGCAGGTGATTTTATGAATTACACTTCAAATTTCATAAAGAAATGCGGCCAACCATGCACTATTTTACGCACACCTGCTGTTAATTCCTATATTAGTATGACCATGGCCACAAGAGGTTATAGCGATAACCGGGAATTGTACCGGGAAGGCTTAATTTTGGCAGACTCTAACCTAAAGGGTGGTGAAGTATTTACTGTCCTGGATGAAAGCTTTTTAACCCGTTCGGTATCCTTTGACCCACAAAGTGGCGAATTAGCGTTCTTTGCCTCTAAGGTGAATGCTATTTTAACCCATAAACGGTATATGGAAACAACGGACCAATGGGGGAATGTATCTCAGAAATGGGTGCCGATTACCGAAATGGTATACGCAACTTCAAGAGTAGTTACCGCCGCCTTGTTAGAAAAAGACCCGGGATTATTACCTAACACCAAATGGACATTTACTATACCTACAACTGTGGCCTTACAAAAACTAGATAGATTAGAATTTTCCAACGGAACCAAGTGCCAAGTAGAAGATATCGACCCTTTGCGGCTCCCGGGACTATTATATGTGCAATGCTCGGACGATTTGAGGGGTGAATAGTAATGGCTATTCGCTATGACGCCAATAGGGCTATAAAAGCCTTTGAAAAGCACTTAATGAAAACCTTACAAACTATCCAACACGAACTGATGGCAGACGCCAAAGCAGGCATGAGAACGCCGGAAGGCCGACAAGATTTATATGCAAGTGGGGTAATGGCTGTAGTAGGAATTGTTTCTGCCCAAATTACGGGCGGACCTCATGCTTTATTAGACAACTTCGGAAAGGGTAGCCTTATGGACCCAAATAACCCCGCATTAGAGCAATACCGCAATAGCCCCCATTGGAACCCTACAAGGCGAGACTTAGCCATTCGTGGCCGTCCCAAGGGGCCATATACAGATATGTTCGGCAAACGCAGGGTGTCAAGCGGAGCATTAAAAGGTGTCAATCTTGAAAAACTTGTTTTAAGGCGAACGCCGAGAGGTAATATTGACCCCAACGACTTTCTCCCTCAATATCCTTCTCATGCGGTGCAAATTGCCTTTCGTTGGATGGCACAGGACAGGTTTCGTTGGTACTTGCAAAAAGCTATTAATACGTTCCCTTGGGGTAAATATCTCAAAGTAACGAACACAAAGGGGTGATGAAATGTACGACCCCGAAATGGATCTGAACTGGCTATGGAGGACAGTAAGAGAAAATGACGAAGTGCTAGCGGCTATGGGTCTGACTGGTGCAGACAATTTAACCATTGCTAAGCGTATCATCAAAAAATCCAATTACAGCGACCTAGCCTCCGGTGAACGCCGATTATGTATCTTTCTCTTACCTTCTAGACCAGCGATTAATAACCTTGTAACGCCGGAAATGATTGAAATTGACTGCCATGTACCGGACAATGACCATATGAGCGCATATCGAGTTTTAAAAGCAGTACACAAGGCACTACACGGCAAAATGGCAAACGGTAAACAAATATTGTACGCAGGACAGCTCGGAGAACTTTCAACAGCTCCGGGCTATTTTTGTGCCGGGATGCGGTTTAAGTATCACGGCACTATTTAATTTCTGAAAGGAGATGAACAGCAATGCCAATGCAATTTCCTCAGTTAATTCCATTAAAAGCCGGGAAAATTGTGTTTTTTAAGTTCAACCCTGATGGCACACTGTTAAAAACTTCAGCCAATGCTTCCCTTAACAACGGAACCGTGGCAAGCATAGCCAGGGGACGTACCTTCAACACGAAGGAACTTCCCGATGGTAACAACCAATATCCAATGGGCGTCTATGATATTGGGGTAAATGACACCATAACCGTTAATATGTCGAGTTTCCAACCTGCCTTATATGCAATGCTATCCGGGGAAGATGTTGAAGATATCCAAGACGACACCATGACTATGGTAGAAAAAGAGATCACTATTCCTGATGAAGCGCCATATGCGGTGACTCTTGACCCTGCCTATGATGGTATAGGGGCTATTTTAGCCATTGGTGAAGATGGTACACTTTATGAAAAGACAGAGTCTAGTCCTTCAACCGGAGGATTTAGTGTGTCGGGTGACGTTTTGACATTTAGTTCCGCTGATGCCGGCAAGAGCCTTTTGGTGACGTATGATTACAAAGCAAACACTTCATCTAGTGGATTGCCCGAAACAGTAAAAAGACCCGTCCTCCATGCGATTATTTCTACTGAGTATCAAGATAAAGATCAACGGAACTCTTACCGGGCAAACATTATCATTGACAGATGTAAGGCTACTGGTGAGTTAGCACCTCCCGAGCAAAAAACCGATCCTGATGGTTGGAGTTTTACCTTGCAGGTATTGAAGCCCAGGGGTGGGAAACGACCTGTAGAAACTAAATATGAAAAGCCTACTGTTTAGTAGTAGGCTAAGTTTAGGAGGCGAAGTTAAATGAGTGAAGAAAAATTCGATCTTGGTGTGATGTTAGAGGGCACGGAAGAATTTATTGTTAGGGGGACGAAATATTATGTTCGTCCCCTTTATCTTGGTGAAGTTGAAGAATTTACAAAAGATGGGCTAAGTATTGGACCGCAACTCATAAATTTAACTGATAAAAACAACCGTGAAAAGGTTGATAAATGGTTAAAACGTACTGTAACCGACAAAGACGGCAACGCCATGTCTTTAGAAATACTGGAAAAATGGACTGTAAAAGACTTAAGAAGATACATGCAAAAGGTAATTGACATATCGGGATAAAAACGGCCCGTCCTGGTGATGAAGAAAAGGGAGAGGGGGAGGATTGGGCCATGTATTTTACTTTACTCCTCTCCCATACTTCTTTAACGAAAACAGATATAAAAATGAGTACAATTCCCTTTCTAAAAGGGATTTTGAATAGTTTACCGGAGGTAATACGGACCAAATATGGCTGTCCATTATTGGGTGGTGGAGGCGCAGAACCATCTAAAGAAGAGATATATAAGGAAGCAAAAGAAGCCCCGACTATTGATGCAATCGAGGCTTTTGTGAGGGGTGGTTAAAATTATTCTTTCGGTAAGATAAAAACGTCAAGAAATTCATGTTCAAGATTGCCCGACCATTCCTCTTCGATATATTCAGGCTCTACATCTGCCGAATAAAACGGCTCTTTTGAAACAACTATTTCATTGGGCTTAATGTTATCTTTTACGAATACTGCCGCTCTACCAATGCGTTTATTATCTTTGTCGAGATAATATAGCTCTATGGTGAGTGAGCCAATAGTGTTTTCTTCTAACTTGTTTTGATACTTAATACAAAAGTCTTTATTTTCTATCCAAACATCTTTAACATCGATTATTTTTTCAATATCTTCGTGATTAACTAAAATAATTTCTTTGTCAGTAACAGTTACGTTTTTGAAATATCCTTCTGTTTGAAATTCAGTATGAAAATTCTCTAGTATTTGTTCATTTTTTGGTGTTTCTGCTTGTGCAGAACAGCCAGATAATATGAGCAAGGAAATTAACAACAAAAGTATGAATCGTTTCAAATTTATCTTCCTCCTTTTTCCCTTATTCTACCACATAATTACATAAAATATTCAGAAATATTTTCGTTCATATATTAGTGACATCGTTTTACTAAAAGCGATGTTTTTTCTTTTTGCAAAGGCAGGTGAGTTCATTGGTTACTGCTAACGAAAACTTAATGGGAACGGTATCGGTCTCTTATCTTCCGGCTATTCAAGCGGCAAAACAATTTTCCGTATCACTAGAACAACTTAATATGCAACTTAAAAATCATCAAACACTAGCTCGCCAAACCGGGGTAATAACAGCCGCTGGACTTGCAGGTGAGTTTAGTAAGCAAGGTATTATCTTAGACCGATATGGCAGGACACTTGTAGATACAAACAAGAAGATGGAAACCGTCACCCAGGCGGCACAAAGGCAGAAGAAAACTGTCCAAGATTTGGCTAATTCGCACTCCTTTCTACAACACCGCATGGGCTGGTTTATTTCCGGCTCTGCTTTTTATGGTGCAATTAACGCCGCAGGTCAAGCATACGAAGCTATTAAAGATGTTGAAATGGGCATGGTGGAACTTGCCCGTATTACAGACGATGTAACATTTAATTTCAACGAGATGCGGACAGAACTATTACAACTTGGTATAGACTATGGTCGCAGTTGGGAAGAAGTGCAGGATATTGCTTTAAGGTGGGCACAAGCAGGTTACAATGTTAGCGATACTTTGATACTCACCAAGGACTCATTATTGGCTCTAAATACAGCTGAATTAGACGTCGCCAATGCTACCCAAAGCATGATAGGTATAATGGCACAATGGGGATTACAAGCAGAAGATTTGCTCTTAGTTATAGACAAAATCAATAAAACTGCTGATGATTACTCTGTTTCTTCCCAAGACCTGGTGGATGGCTTACTCCGTTCCTCCGGTGCCGCACGAATAATGGGAATGTCGTTAGAGCAAACCATTTCACTTTTAACCATCATGCGGGAAGCAAGTGGACGAACCGGCAGAGAAGTAGGTAATGCCCTAAATTCTATCCTGTCCTATATTCAACGACCTTCTTCCATTAAAACTTTAGAGGGACTTGGAATACAAGTATTTGCCGATGAAGCACGGACGCAATTCCGCAATGTGATGGAAACATTTGCAGACATTGCCGCAAGATGGCCTGAATTTTCGGCTCAAGTACAGGATGGATTTGTTAAAGCCGCCGAAGAAGCAGGGCTTTATAGTGAGGAACTTGCTAATGCCATAGGACTTCAAGGCGAATGGAACGACCTGCAACAAAGGGATATAGCCCAATCAGCCGCCGGTATCTACCGTCGTAATTACTTTATCGGTATGATACAAAGGCTTTCCGAAGCCCAAGACGTCCTAAACAACATGATGGACGCCGCAGGATATTCCATGCGTGAGAATGAACGAACCATGGAAGCCTTAGAAATGAAAGTGCAGGCACTCAAAACAGCTTTTGTCATGCTTGCGGTAGAAATCGGCGAAACTAATCTTCTGGATATAATGAAAGGTGCGGTTGACGGAACTAGAAAAATGGTCGAGGCCTTTGAAGCATTACCGCCTGAATTAAAGAAAACAATTATCGTGCTAGGAGAAGTTGCGGCGGTAATGGGTATAGTTAACCTAACCGCAAAAACCTTCTTCTCGGTAGATTTGATCAGAAAGATAACTACTTATACAGCGGTTACACAAGCCGCCACTTTAACCACTAGAGGATTTGCCGCTGCTTTTTACGCTGTTCCTTTGTGGGGTCAAATTGCATTATTAACAAGTCTAGGTTCTGTTATTTATAGTTTTGCGGCATCTGCTGAAGATGCAACAGAAAAAGCCAAAAGGCTTATGGAACAGAACACCGAAGCCGCCCATAAAGCAAGAGATTTAGCTAATGAAATTGAAAGGCTTGCACGAGAATACGAAAGGTTTGCTAATAAAAATGAGTTAACCGCTGAAGAAACAAACAAATTTAAAAATGTTACACAACAACTAACAGATTTGGTTCCTTCGGCGATAACTGGCTTTGATGAAATGGGTAATGCAATTACCAATGTCGGAACAGCAAGTAGCGAGGCGACAAAAAAAGTAGCTGAACTTAGAGCTGAAGTAATAAGAAACGCGGAAGTTAATGCTTTAATTGCAGAGTCAACCCTTCCTCAACTAGAGAAAAACCTCAAAGAAGCCGAAAGTAGGCGCAACAAAATCTTAACCCAAATGCAAATAGGCAACTATCAAGGTGTAATTTTAGGCGGCAAAGATACAGGAGCAAGCGGATGGGACCAGATAAAATGGTTTACTGGGATAATGGATGATATGGAAATGTCCGCGAGAGCAGGAGAATTATTTGAGAAAGCCAAAGAAGATCATGAAAAAGCATTAAGAGCAGTAAAGGATGCACAAAGAGCGATTGAAATTCAAAACATGCTTAAAGAGGGTAAAGATCCGTTTGCTAGTCCCACATCTCCTGTAAGCAGTGGTGGAAGTGGTAGAAGCGGTACAAGAAAACCAGTTGGTACAGGTGGCGGAAGCGGCAAAGACCTAACGGAAGCGGAGCGCATACTTGCTAATCAAGCATACTATCGACATTTACTTAATATGGGGCAGATTTCCACAGAAGAATATATCAAAGCATTAGAGGATTTAGAACGCCAGCTTATAGCGGTAGGGGCTAAAGAGAAAGATTTATGGTCAATCCAGGAAGAAATATACTCCCTTCGCACTAAAGAAACCCAAAGAATATATGATGATATGTATTCAGATGCTATGGACTATTATAACCATGAAGTCAACTTGGCTCGCATGTCCCGGGATGAACAGATACGGTATTTGCAAGACCTTTCCCGACAACATGAATGGGAAAAAGAAAAAATGTGGAGATTGGAAGAGCAGTTATTTAGGTTATACCAAGATAGGTTAAGTGTTCAAAGCGAAGCCATCGACAAAGCCTATAATGACCGTATAGAAGAAATAGAACGCAGTGCAGAAAGAAGAATAGCAAGAATACAGGCCAAGATTGATGCCCTTGAAGAAGAACAAGAGGATAATGACCGCGAAGAACAGGAACGCCAACACCATGAGAGAATAAAAGAACTAGAGAAAGAACTGCGTTACCATCAACTAAGGACAGGTGCCGAACATGCAGAGGCTATCGCTGATATTGAGAAAAGGATTGAAGAAGAAAACCGAAGATGGAAACAGCAACTTGATAAATGGGAGACAGATGATAGAAAAAGGTCATTGCAACGGCAGATTAAAGATATTCAAGATGCCGCAAAAGAAGAAAAAGAAGTGTGGAAACGAAAATATCAGGACATTAAAAAAGAATGGGATAAATGGAAGATTGAATTTGCGTCGGCCGCACTTACTGATCCAAAATGGCTTGAAATCGGTGAAGGTATAGGGCAGCAGATAGTAGATGGCTTTGCAGGAAGTATATCGCAACTCGATGGTATTAATTTCCCGGGGATAGGTGGACAACCTGGGGTAGACCAAGAATTTGAAAAAGTAAAGCAATTGGCAAAAGAACAAGGCGGTCAATGGGTTTATGTGAACAAAGACTTATATGGCAAAATGTTTTATTGGAGTGGAGATACTATAAAGTTCTCAGGCGGTAAAGGTGGGGTTTTTACCATGACCCCCGACGAATACCGTACATTAAAAGAAATAGATGGGATTAAAGTAGACCCTAACTATGAGCCTCCTTCAAGTGGAGGAACTACTAATCCACCTAGCGGAGAGGACCCATCTCCCTCTAAATCATGGCACGCTAATTGGATTGATGAAAAATACTTAACAGAAGAACAAAAGGCCGCTAAAGCTTATGCTCTACAACAGTTTGGGAGTTTAAATGAGATTGCATACGGTAAAAACGGTTTAATTGAAAAAATCTCAAATGCGACTACAGACGAAAGAATTAAACAAATTAAAGATTACGCCAAAAGCATTGGTATTGCCCTGAATTATTTCCATACTGGTCTAGGCACGGGCATTTACACAGGCGGTCAAAAGTTTGACTCACAAACGGCTAGTATTGCAAAAATGTTGCTTGATTTTGACCCTGGCCGAGAAAGTTTAATTAAAACTTTAAAGGACGAAGTTGTATTAACCAAACAACAATTTCTAAATATCCCGAAAGTATTCGCAAGAGCAAGTTTAGGTTTCGATTTTGAAAAACTTATTACAGCGTTACGAACAAGTCAAATGCCTGCTTTAAGTGCAAAAAAAGGAGACGTTATTTTCAATGGCCCTCTTTTTAATGCCGAAAAGGTGCAATTTGAGGACAGGCAAGACATGGAGATTTTCTCTAGGGAACTTAAGAGGCAGGTACAAAAAATTAAAAGGTGAGGTGATAATGTGCAAGAAAGAGCGAGATACCGTACAAAATGGCTAATTCACAAATATAAAGGGGCTGATATCAGCCCCGAAAATTATTTGGGGACAGAAGAAATTGACGGCAATATTCTTCTTAACGAAGGCATAACGGAACTTCTTACCAACGGTGGGCGAGTATTTACTCACCTTGGGGTGGGGGATGGCACTACCGAGGCAGACGCAACTCAAACAGGGCTACAAGGCACAAATAAATGCTTCAAGCCAATGTCCGATACATTCCCTAAAGTAATAGGTCAAACCTTGCACTGCCGGGCGATGTTTGGCCCTACGGACGCAGTTTTTGCATGGAATGAATTTAGCGTTGTAAAAGGCTCTGACGATAACGGAATTAACCTTAACCGCAAGGTGCAAAACAAAGGCGTAAAATCGGACGATACCTGGATACTCGAATGTCAAATTACATTAAGTTAGGAGGTGGTTAGCTTTGGCTAAGACTAATTTTCAAGACCCTGGTTCCAGTGAAATAAGGTCTACTCATATTTCCGGGGTAATGGAAGCGATAAATAAAATTGAAGAAAGCCTGAATATGGACACTGTCGCTGAAACCGATGTAGTGCTGCCGGAATTATTTATTAGCGAAGATGACCGTTATCGTATCTTCCAAGCACCGGAGGGAAAAAGGAACTGGCTTAACTCGCCGGCTCCGGTTATCAAGAAAAACGGAGTGGAGATAAGCACAGGCTTTGGTATTGATTATGGCGGTGGAGCAGTAGTTTTTAATCCTCCATTAACTGCATCGGATACTGTGACCGCAAGCTTCACAAGGACGAAAAACACAAGTGGATTTAATGCGCATTTGGTAGATTATGTGCGTCAGCCCGGTTATGCTGTAGCAACAGGTTCAGCCAATACTTATGCCGTAACATTATCTCCTGCTCCTACGACTTACACAGAAGGAATGGCAGTATCAGTAAAAATTAATGTAGATAACACCGGAGCAAGCACTATAAACGTAAATGGACTTGGAGCCAAAACCATCAAAAAAACCAACGGAAGTGACGTATCGGCAGGCAACCTCAAAGCAGGCAGTATATACACACTGAGGTACAACGGTACAAATTTTATCTTACAGGGTAGTGATGCCGCCGGAAACGCTACACCTGCTGATGTTTTATCCGGCAAGACTTTCACTAATGACCAAGGCGAACAAACTGGTACGATGCCGAATATAGGTTCGGTGGGTACTCAAATAATTACTACTCAAAATGGGCAGTACACAATTCCTACTGGGTATCATAATGGTGCAGGAGTAGTTAAAGCTACATTTGCAAATTTAGTTGCCGCCAATGTTAAAAAAGACATTAATATTGGCGGGGTTATTGGAACGCTAACCCCTGCACAATATGCAAATGGTACACAACCTCTTGATAGTAATAGTCAAATGTCTGTCACGCTAGGATGGCAACCTAGAGTTGTTCGTATATCGTTTTACGTGGACACTAGTTGGATTAATTTTGTAAGATGGGATGCGGATAGTTATTATATTACAAGTTATAGCTCAGGCATGCGAGCACCTACCACTGGGAGAGGAATTAATTTTACATCATCGGGATTTACGTTAAATGCTCAAGATATATCCTTTTCGGCAAATCTTAATGTTACTTGGTATGCTTGGTCTTAATCTGTTTATAAAAGAGGTGAAAATATGTATATTGGTAGATTATTTTTTAGAAAAGATACTGGTAATTTGGTATATTGGTATGAAATGCAGGGAGATATTATTGTCCCTACCGTAGATCAGGATTTGAGTATCTTGCAACCACTAAAAGATTACAGCAAAGAAAGCATTTTAGTAGTTGAAATAGATAAAGAGGATATTGAAACCAGAGAAAATTGCAGGACTGCATCAGGTATTAGACTAAACTTAGAAACTAATGAATTGATTTTTGATTTTACTCCCGAGCGAACAGAAGAAATGGAACGGCAAAAAACTCTTGAAGAAAGAATTTCAGAATTAGAGCAATTAGTAGCTGACTTAGCAAGTTTGCAGTTGGGGGTGTAACCTATGGACGAAAGATTATTAAGGTTGTGGACATTCTTATATAAAATGCAAAGAGTGACTTTAGAGCAGATTCCAGAGCCATACAAAACATCAATACTTGATGCGTAAAAGGATAATGTTGTGTCATAACCGGGGAAATTGTTCCCCGTTTTTATTATGCCCCGGAGGTGGTGATTTTGGGAAACTACAATACAGGAAAAAACTATAATCAAATAGTCCCCCAAGGCGGGGAAATGTATAACTCCGCTAAATATACTTTGATTGTACTTGAATACGGAACAGGCAAAGAAGCACTAGGCATAGAAGCGACATTATCTATTGATGATACAGGGCAATGCATTGATGAAAATTTAGCTACTGCCGAAACAGATATCTTTATTGATAGCGATAATAAATTAATGCCTCTTGGGGTATATGTTTTGCGAGATAGCAGAGAAGAACTACTACCCGGCACAAGAGAAATAACGGAAATTATTCCCGGTAAGCACGGCGAAATAGATTTTGGCAGTGAATTTGAAGCAAGAATACTGGAATTGTATTGCATAACACCAGAGGGGCTAACCCCCCAAGAAAAGGCTCAACTTAAACGACAATTAGCCAAAAAACTTAATCCGGTAGCAGGGAATAAAAGACTGATATTTTTTGATGACCTTGACAAAATGTATTCTGTTAAATACGCCGGAAAAATTGATTTAACCCAATACCCCGGAGCATTCGAGTTTACAATCCCTTTTAAAATGTCAAACCCATTTATCGTTAGTGCATTTGAAAATAAACTCGTTGGTAGTGGAACTATTACTAATGAAGGTACTTTTGAAACACCTTTGGTAATTGAAATACAAGGACCCGTTACTAATCCAACTGTAACGGTGGGTGAATATGATTTATCTTATACTGGGGATATTGTCGCTGGGCAAACACTGATTATTGATACAGGCTTAATGACAGTAACTCTTGATGGACAAAATGCTTTAGGAAACTTTACTGGGGATATAGAAAAAGTTGAATTACCGCCCGGAGAGACGATTGTTACTGCGGCTGCTGGCGGGACAACGACTTTTAAGTGGCGTGATTGTTGGTTATAGGCAGGAGGTGGAGTAATGGCAGGACTAATACAGATATACGATAATGCTGGCAAAAGAACGGCTATATTGACCGCCAAAGCCGACGGGTTGAGAGAGCCGTGGGTGGATATTCGCCTTAATGAAGAAAGTACTCTAGAATTTTCTCTACCTCTTACAAGCCCAAAATGGGGTTGCCTTACTCCCGAATGCAGAATTGTTGCCGACGGAAAGGAATATGTGATACTAAGGCCAGACGCTGTGGACATTGAGCGTACCCAGGACGGCAAAAAGTGGGGCAAAGTAATGGCGGCGGAATCATGGATATTGCTAGATAAAGATTTTGTATCTGTTTCTAACGACCCAGATAAGCCTACTCCAAGTGATATGGAGGTTCGCATTATTTCCGGCGGGGAGGCGGCAGGGGGCTATCCCAAAGGCAGTGCCGGTTCAGCCTTAACTTATATTTTAGAAGGTTCGGGTTGGACATTAGAGTATTGTGACGTTGAGGGAATACATGATATTGAAACAGAGAAACTAACCCTTCTTGAAAACATTCAAAAAGTGCAGGAAATTTGGGGCGGGTATCTTGTGTGGGATAGCTTTCATCGTACTGTTTCATTAAGGGCAGAGGCAACATGGCAGAACTATACTGGGTTTCAAATAAGATATGCTAAAAACCTAAAGCATATAACCCGTACCGACAACTATGACATTGTGACCCGGCTTTATCCTTTTGGTAAAGATGACTTAGATATAGCTTCTGTCAATGAAGGCAAAAAGTATATCGATAACTTTTCTTATACCGAAGAAATTTACGAAGGAAAGTTTGTCAACCAAGAAATAACCACCCCTGAAGAATTGAAAGAAAAAGCTGAAAAAGAATTGGCCAAAATATGTCGCCCTCGCTATACTTACCGGGTTGGCTTAGTTGATTTAAGAGAATTGCCGGAATATAACCATGAAACTTTCGTTATAGGCGATATGGTCGATATAATTGACCCTGATGTGGTCAAAGGTATTGCTAGAGTACGAATATTGAGGCACAAATACAATTTATTTCAACGGCATTTATGCGAATTAGAAATTGGCGACCCGGAGGAAAGATTTGAAACTCAACTAAAAGCCAGTTTTAAAACTACACAATATGTAAATACTTCGCTAGGCTCTGTTGTAGTAAAAAACATTGGCACGGAAGCTGGGCAAATTCCTGTTTTGAATAACAACGGGAAACTTGACCCATCACTAGTCATGTTACCTATTGCGTCGCCAACCGTTCTAGGTGGAATTAAGGTAGGTCCCACCCTTACGGTTGGTAGCGAAGGAACCTTAGACTACAACCATCCGACTACTCACCCCGCAACAATGATAACCGAAGATGCAAACCACAGGTTTGTTACAGATAATGAGAAAAACACTTGGAATAGTAAACAAGACGCATTAGGATATATCCCTGAAAACATTGCTAACAAAGGTATTGCCAATGGTTATGCTGAATTGGACGAAGCAGGAAAAGTGCCAGCCTCACAGTTACCTTCATACGTGGACGATGTTTTAGAATATACCAATTTTTCATCTTTTCCTGCCATCGGCGAAAGTGGAAAGATATATGTGGCAATAGATACTAACCGTACTTACCGTTGGAGTGGTACTGCATATGTAGAAATTAGCCAATCCTTGGCCTTGGGTGAAACTTCCAGTACGGCTTATCGTGGCGATAGAGGAAAGATAGCATATGACCATAGTCAACTAACACACGATAAAAACTTGGTGGGGCTTGGTAAGGTGGATAATACTTCTGACCTAGATAAACCGATAAGCACAGCGACACAAGAGGCGTTAAATGCCAAAGCACCCCTTATCTCACCAGTATTTACAGGCACACCAACAGCCCCCACCCCAACTACCGGAGACAATAGTAAGAAGTTAGCAACTACCGAATTTGTGCAAAGTGCCATTTCTTCGGTCGGCGGTGGGGATATGTTTAAAAGCCAATATGATACCGATAACGATGGTTCAGTAGACAAAGCAGACGAAATAGATGGCATATCCTCTGCCGGAAATTCAAAATATTATGGCACTAATTCCAGTGGCAACGCTGGTTTTTTTGATTTGCCGGTTGGGATATTGTCTGGTTCTTCATTGCCTTCCCCAGGGGTTGGTTATAGAGGAAAGATTTTTATTCTTTTTGGCGGAACAGGTGTGGCCGATAAACCTTATATTTGCCTTAAAAATGCAGATGGTTCTTATGCTTGGCATAAAATGCCTGTTAAGATTACTTACAATATGGGTTAAACCGGGTTCTTTTGCCCGGATTTTTTATTGAGAGGTGGTGTAATTATGCAAGTATTTTTTGAAAAGGACGCAGATTATGATGTTTACAAAAAGTATTATTACCCATTGTTAATACGAAACGGATTTTCTTGGCGAATGTTCCCCGAACTCACTATTTACCTAGATATGAAGTATCCTGGTTGGTCTGGCGGCATTAACTCGGACAAAGAACATTTCAATCCTAATAACATGAGCATATTCGTAAGAATGATAACAGAACAAGAGTGGATAGACTCCGGCAATGACCCAGCACTCTATGAACGCATAGCTAAACATTATCCTTCCGGTTTGCCACATGAGATTATGCACTACATACACACTAAATATTTTGGGCCGGACGGTTCTAAAACTTGGCTCCATGCTTTAGCCTTAATTGGAGAAAAGCCGGATTTTAAAGCAAAAAGCACGGGCAGTTACTGGTGGAAACCTAGTTACGAAGCCATAGCAAACTACTTTGAAGCGTGTATCGAAGGCAGGAAGAAAGATGAAGTATTCATGAGTTTTATTCGTGGTTTGTTTAAAATCAAGCACAAAATTTATGTAGAAGGTGAAAGGGAAGAAGATTTTACTATTATTAATAACCGCGCCAAAGCTCCTATGCGTGCTATAATTGAGGACTTCCGGGGTCAACGACTACAAGATATTGAGTGGCTTCATGACACTAGAGAAGTGGTTGTTATTTCCGGCGAAACAGGGTTTTAGTGTGAAAGGCGGGTGGTTTATTTGGTAGAGAAAGAGCAATGGTATAACAACAAGGAGCTTTTTGAGATGTTTCAGGTGCTACAGAAAAATGTTGGGGAATTATCCACGGAAATAAAGTTGGCAAGTTTAGAAATGAAACAAACCCGAGAAATAGTGTCTAAGTATAACGGGTTAAGAGAAAAAATAGACGAATGTTCGGATGAAATTGAGGCTCTAAAAAATAAAGCAGCAGGCAGGTCGTCCGTTGGAAAGGCAATTCGTGAATGGGGTGGTTGGATAGTCGGGATTATTTCATTAATAATAGCACTTTTTAAGGTGTTTGGAGGTTAGGAGTATGTACCCACTCAAAAACATCTATGTCACTTCTCCTTTCGGTTGGCGAATACATCCTATCACCAAGAAAAATAGCCATCATGACGGGGTGGATTTACGGGCGAGCAAAGGTACGGAAGTATTTGCTATCGCTAATGGCATAGTGAAAGCTATTTATAACTTCGGGGCTTACGGCAAACAGGTTTTTATCGAACATTCTGACGGTGCCTTATCTCATCATGCACACCTTAGCGAATTTAAGGTAAAAGAAAGACAGGTGGTAGAAGAAGGGCAGGTTATAGCCTTATCAGGGAATAGCGGTACTTATACCACAGGTCCACATTTGCACTTTGGCATAAAGAAGGACGGGCAATGGATAGACCCATTAAAGTATTTGGAGGGGTTAGAAATGGAAAAGGCAACTGTAAGAAATGTTTATTCCGGGGTAGAATATGAAGCCTTATATCATAATGGAAAAACCTATGTTGAGTTGAGACCTTTTGCTCCTGACCACGGCATTCCCATTTTAGATTGGGACAATGAAAAAAGAATTGCCACGGTAGGTGGTGGATTGGTAGAGGGGTTAAATGAATTGGTAAAAAAATATAAGAAAGGAGTGAAATGAGATGGAAGGGTTTGAGGTTTTTACTTTTGAAATTTTAGCTACTCCGGCTGGTGCAGCTTTTTTTACTTTTCTTTTTGTTGCCTACACCAAGCGGAGGGCAGATAAATGGAATTGGGTAAAGACATGGGGAACAGATATTTTTGCAGCACTCATAGGATTTTTAACAATAGCAATAGCAAGTATTGTAGTGACCATTGATGGAGGACTACCTGAAACATGGTTATTAAGATTTTGGTTGATGGGCAAAATTATCATTTTAGCATTTTTTAATGGGTTTATTTCTGCCATGATTGCAGGAAAGATGAACGATAAGGCTATAAGTGGTAGTATAAAGGAAGAATAAGTCGATGAGTTGCTAAGTTTAAACATAATATTACTTATTTTCCAACGAGAGGGGCAAAATAGCCCCTCTTTTTTGTTTTGTCCAAAATCAGATACAAATACCTTGACCACTATTTTTTAACGCCTTAAAACGCAAATTAGAGGGGCATAATTTTAGAGGACTTTTCCAAATTATGGAGAATATAAAAAATGAGGTGGACAAACTGTGGAACTAAAAAATAAGATAAAATCATGGCGACATAAGCTAGAAATTGACAGTCAAAAAGAATTTGCAAAAATATTAGATGTTGACCAGTCACAAATAAATAGATGGGAAAAACAAAAAATACAACCCGACTTAAAAACAGCTTGGAAAATTGCCGAATCACTTACTCAGATAACCAAGAAAAAAGTTTATATAGAAGATTTATTCGAGTCCTCTGAATGAGGACTTTATTTTTTACCCTATTTTACCAAATGTAGGACAGGCAATTTATATGACTATCCTGCATATACTTTACCATCAAGCGAGTTAATAACTACTTAACAAGCAGAACCCATTTGGCAGGTTTAGTTATTAACTACTTAATAAGGGGGTAAGGTAATGATTTTAGGCATTGATGCTGGTAATTCAGAAGTCAAGGTGTGCGGTGAGTTTGGGGTAATTAAATTCCCTAGCGACATCTCCGAGTGGAGGGAACGGAAATTAATTTCAAGAGAAGGCTTTCCTTATGACATTGAATGGGAGTACCAGGGAAAGAAAGGGTTTGCCGGGACACTGGCACGGAACGAGGGGCAGTTTAACGCAAGGAGGAAGGGAGACACCAAAGCCCACGAGGAAACATTATTAAGAGTGTTGTTCGCCTTGCATAATTATTCAGAACATGAATATTTCAAAATTGTTGTCGGTCAGCCAATCGAAAAACACACTCAAGAGGAAAAGGAGAAGATTAAAAGGTTATTGTTAGGAAGTCATATTATTACCATCAATGGAGAAGAAAAGAAATTTCACATTGCCAAAATTGAAGTGGCAGCAGAGGAGGCGGCTAGTTTTTGGTGTGAGCCGGAGGGCGACCTAGTCAGGATAATCGGCGTGGGGGCCGGTACTATCGGGTGTGCAACTCTCATGAATAAAAGATACGTTGATAAAGATAGCTTCTCATTAAACTTTGGTGCCGACACGGTAAAAACTCTGGACTATGAAGCCCTTGCAAGAAAAATCTTCAATGAAGCCAACTGGAACCGGCACGACAAAGTAAAACTTGTTGGAGGGCTGGCAGAAGAACTGTTTCCATATATGCAGAAATTCTTTCCTAAGATTAAAATTTTATATCCGGTTGTAAATAGTGAACAAATACATCCTATTTATGCTAATTGTGTTGGCTTCTATCAGATAGCGAGGGTTATCTATGATAAAAATTAAGACTATAGCCTTTAATCTTAACGATCCTGACCAGAAAGCACTATATGAACACGCACAAAAAAGAACTAACTTTTCAGCATATGGGAAAAGACTGATACAACGAGACATGGAAGGTTATCGTACAATTGAAAAACCGAAAGAAGAAGATATAAAAAAATTTGTGGAGGGGTTTATATGAACACTATCATGACCGGTGCCAAAAGCCAAAAAGCATATACTAGACAACAACATGCCGGATGGGTGCAATTGGTCAAAACAGGAAAGCCAAAATTAAATAAACCTATTTATAAAGAAACTCCCGAATACCTAGAATATCTGAAATTAAAGCCATCACACCAAGAAAAAATAGATTTCCTCCAATTATCCCGTAAGGCTCAAAGGTGGGTTTTGGAGGAGTTGAAAAGATGAAGCCTACATTTAAAGATCCAAAAATGGAGGGCGTCTTTAACTTAATGCTTACTGTTTCATGTGCATTTTTAGGCTTAACTATGTTCCCGGAGCTTTTCCCGATAGCACTAAAATATACCGGTGCAGGGGTAACAGCGGGGGCAGGGGGTTTGCTAGCAATAGAAGGTTTTAAAATACTAAGGGGGCAACCCATCCACAAACAGTTAAATGAATTATTTGTGGCACACAAACTTACTTCATTAGACGACAAACCACCAATACTAATAGAAAAAAAGAAAACTTCTTACGGCTATAGATTGGTTTATAATATGCCGCTGGGTAAGGTGCTAAAGGATTTTCTAAAGGCAAAGCAAGGTTTTGAAGAAATACTGGACGTTGGGCTAGATATATACATGAACTATGGGAAATTAGTGTTTGAAGTTTATGCCCATAGATTGCCTAATAAGATTAACTATGTTTTAACCGATGAAACAAAGAAAATTCTTCAAGAAATGGATTTACCTATATTATTAGGTGTCGGTAGAAAAGGTGTATTCTATTTAGACTTGGCTAATTCTGGTAGCCCTCATATTCTCTTGGCGGGGGAAACCGGTTGGGGCAAATCTTCTACAATACGAACTATCCTTTTAACTCTGATTGAAGTATGGGCTAATGTAAAGATAATCTTCATTGACCTAAAAATGAAGGAAAGCCAATTATTCATGGATTTTCCACAAGTGCAGGTACTACAAGAAGAAAGGGACGCTTTAAGGGAATTGTTGAAGTTAGAAAAAGAAATGAAGAGGCGACAGAAGTTGATGCTACCCCACAGGTGCCTTAATCTTGCGGAATATAATGAGGTATTAAGGGCTAAAGGTGAGGAAGAATTGCCTTATATATTGGTTGTCTATGACGAGTTTGGGATAACTGTCGATGATGAAATCACGGATAAAGTACGAAGAATAGGGCAAATAGGGAGAAGCGACGGCATACATCTTTTATTGGCTACACAAAGACCTGATAGAAATATTGTTGACGGGGCTTTAAAAGGTAATTTGGGCTTAAGAATCTCTCACCGAACAGTGGACGACACCAATAGTCAGATAATCTTGGACGCCAATGGAGCTGAATTAATTAGAAATAAAGGTAGGGCAATAGTCAAAACAGATAGATTTCACGAAGTACAATGTTATTGGACGGACAAAGAGGATATTCTACAAGCACTCGAAGGGAGGGGAATAGAATTTGCAGGTGCTAGAGTGCAAGAAGGTGGGGACGGGAAAACAGTGGGGGAAATACAGGATGACTGAAATAGTGCGAACGGTTAAGCATTTCAAGGCTTTAAGTTCAATACAAATAGCCGAGATATTTTTTAAAACGGTAAATAAGAAATATCGCTATCAGAAATGCGATAAAATTCTTAAGATACTTACGGAACGAGGAGAATTAAAAAGATATCGATACTTTGACCAGTTTATTTACCACAGTTACAATCGGCGAAGTACCCATATAGAGGATATTGTTAAACTCAATAATGTACTACTGAATATTAGATTGGCTGGTTTTGAAAGGCTTCTCAGTTGCAATGTTCAAGAGAGAATAGAACTAGGAAGGGATTTTATGGTAGTTGACGCAACGATGGAAACAGCAAATAGCTTCAGTAAAGAAAAAACTACCTATTTTATTGAATATGAGGATAACTATGATTTCAACAAGATAGCAAACTATGAAAAGTTGTATCTGAGGTTTGAAGGTAAGTCGCAAATTATAGTTGTCGGTGAAAACGACAAAATAAAAAAACATTGCCAGAAGGTTATTGACAGAGACAATAGGTACAATCTACCTTTTAAGGTTATTAGTTATGATGAAGCCATGAAGGATTTTTTCATGCAGGGATAAACCCTGCTTTTTATTTCCATAAATCCTCATAATCAATCCGGGGAAATTTTCTTTTAAGCCTCGGCAAAATCTTCTCAAAGCAGGTTTTATCTTGCGGTTGGGCTTTTTGATTTTCGTACCTGCTTAATTGGCCTTGGTCCATATCAAGAAGTTCTGCAAAATCCTTTTGGTTCATCTGGCATTTCAATCTTATTTCTTTTAACCTATTCTTCCTCATAATCCCACCTCACAAAACCTATTTCGTCGACAATTTGGAAAATCCTGCTAGTACCAAGGGAAAATATGTCTGCATTGCCATAAATGCTACATTGTTTATTAAGATGCCGTCATATAGAATTAATTTCAGTCAAAAACAGTCAATAGCAATCAAGAATAGGAAAAGATTGGGGAATAGAAACATGGTAGGCAAACAACTTAAAAAGTTAAGAGAAGAAAGAGGCATGACGATACGCAAATTAGCAGTATTATCGGGTGTTAGTAGAAGTTATATAAGCAAAATAGAAAACGGAGATATAAAAAGCGTTGGAACTGATGTAGCCTATAAACTGGCTTTAGCTTTAAAGGTAAATCCTTGTGAATTTATCGGAAAAAGCTACTCCTGTATATACTTTATGTTACCCCCAAGGTGGAGGAAGCACAGCAAAACTATAGAGGATAATTTCTTGGCTATAATGCGAAAAGGCGATTTAGTAACAAATGAGTTTCTGGAAAAGCTTGTTTCATTATTGAATGAGTTTGTCGAAAAATAGGTTATTAACAGAACCTTTGTCGTGTCCACCATAATGGACACTTTTTCTTTTATAATCTTCATAAACCAACATAAACGGTCAAGTTTTTTCCAAATACATAGGAGGGGAGTCGAGGTAATGAGAAATTTAAAGGAAGGGTTATTACGGGAACCAGGACACAACCAAGTTTTTGATGCTATGGCAGAGGCGACCAATAGGGCGACTACAGAATTGGTCAAAATAGGAGGAGATAACAAACTAATTGACGAACTCATTGAGACGACTCGGGAGTATGATAAATTTGTGTTTAAGTTTTATTTGAATAGATTAATTCAGTATTTGGAGTAATAAAGAGGCCGCCAACCAAGGCGGCCTCTGGCTTTTAGACCATATTCTTACCGCACAAAATACCGCACAAAAAATTAATTTATAAAAAACCAACGTTAGCTATAAAATGTATGTTTACTTTCAGGAAACATTTTGGCCATTTATAAACTTTGAATAAACCCCATCAATAAAGCATTTTCCTAATATTTATTTATAATCAACATATCACCTTGGGGTGGTAGAGGTCGCATGTTCAAATCATGTCGCTCCGACCATTTTAATAAAATCAAGGGTTTGAGGGTATTTCTTAAACTTAAAAAATATAGTGGTCGTTGATAGACACGAAAACGAAAAATTAAACCACTACCTATTTGATGAATAATATCAAAAGGGAGTGGTTTTTTTGTTGTTAAAATTCGCTATCAAAGATTTTATGGATGACCGAGAATTTAAAAATTTATCAAAAGCAACTTTATCACAATATGATTTAACCTTAAAAAAATTTGAAGAATATTGCACTAGAAATGAGATTGTAGATGTGGAGGATATTACAACTCAAACTATTAAAAGCTATCTTTTAGAAGTTAAAACTCAAAGAAATAATAATCCCACTACTATAAATACAAAATTGAAGAATTTAAAAGCATTTTTTAATTATCTTCAACATGAAGAAATTATTACTGAAAAAAGAAACCCAACTAGAAAACTGAATTTTATTAAAGAAGAAATTAAAATTGAGGTTTTCACGGATGCCCAAATAAAACAAATGTTGAATTATTATAGAAGATTAAAATATAAACAACAAAGTTTCTTTGCATATCGGGATTATACAATTATAGTAACTTTACTTGGGACAGGCATAAGATTAGGGGAGTTAATTAATTTAAGGTGGAAGGATATATCCTTTAATGATTATACAATTATGGTTTATGGTAAAAAACGTGAATATTCCTCAATTCCAATGAGTGACAAACTTAAAAAAGAATTAAGGGAATACCGTATTTATTGCGAAAAAACATTCCAAGAGTTACCCGAATATGTTTTTGTAGATAAAATTGGCAAACAATTAAGGGATAATGCAGTAAAATGTGTCTTTAAGCGGTTAAAAGAAATTATGAATTTTAAAGATGTTCGACTATCAGCCCATACTTTTAGGCATACCTTTGCCCATAGAGCTTTGACAGCCGGGATGGATGTTTTTACCCTACAAAAAATGTTAAGACATAAAAAAATTACTATGACTGAAAAATATTTAGCAATTTGGGGTACTGCACTTAGAGAACAAAATGAAAAATATAACCCACTAAACGGGCTAGATATATAGGGGTGAGTACAATGACTAACCAACAAGCAATTGCTTACACTATTTTAGCCTTAGATTTTAAAGGTTATAAAAAAGAGGATATTCGGGAAATTGAAAGTTTAATGAATATGCTTATGGATATGAGAACGGAAGAAGAAGTGGAAAGATTAGCAGAAAATATTATATATAATTTTTAGCAGGGTTAAACCTGCTTTTTAGAGTTGAATTGTAAGAACTTTAATATAAAAAAAACAAGGTGAAATATCATCTTGTTTTTTTATGCATATAAAAATTAAATGCAAAATTAACCCTTGACATTTTTAAAAGGGCATAGTATACTAGCGATAGTATTGTTTTTGGGCACAAATAAAACATTTTACTAATACTACATAATTATATTATCTTGTATTTTTTAGTTTGTCAATACTAAATTTAACACTAATATAAAAAGAGAAAGGAGTGAGACGAATGGGCGGTAGGAACAAAAAACACTTGGTAATTTTAAAAACGCATTGTATTATAATTAATGATTTTTACTGACGGTAAATAAATAAATTAATTATTTATTTACTTCAGATGTTAATAATAGAATAAAATAGCTTCGTTTTCCTTGTTCCTACCGCCCGTAGGAACTTGGTACTAGACGATGCTTTCGATATTGTCTTAAGGCATGTCGAAAAAGAAGTCTACATTTCAAGTTAGTAGATTCTTTTTGCATGCCTTTTTTTATTTTTAGTTCTAATTTTAAAATAATAGGAGGAATTTCATGGAAAATAATGCAACTGCAACAAATAAGCTTATTGAGGAACTTGTAAGTTTAAATACTAAACTAAATTCGGGGAATGAAGAAAGTAATGTCCAATTAGTTTTTTTAAAAATTAAAGACGAGAGAGATCCAATTATTGATAAAATTATGATTGATGAGGATGTGTATTCTTTTTGCAAAAAGCAATCTGATGAAATGAATAGGTATTATAAAATATATGGAAGTGATATATGTTTTGAGTTTATAGTTGATAAAATTTTAAGAATATTATTAAAGAATTTAATGCTTTTTGATGATATTAAAAACCCGAAAGGCTTTATGTTATCTTATTGTTTTTTGAAACCATTTGGTACTTTCAAAAACAGGATATGGTCATATTTCAAAAGATATTCCGAACATTTCGAAGAAACAAAAGGTAATGTATCCTTAGATAAAATAATGGACAATGAAAGTTATTCCGATATGCAAGATTACTTTGAAGCAAATAATTTTGATTTAAATTTTACTCAATCTGTTATTGACAGTAAAGATGAAAGAGAAAACTACAACAAGAAAAAAATTGATTTTAAAGATAATGAAGAAAACATGTGTACTAATGATGAGTTTATTATAGAAAATGAAGACATGTTTGCATTTTATGATGAAGATGAAAATGACTTATCTCTTGCTCTAGAAAATCACCCAACAATAATAAACAGAGTTATTACTTTATATGATATACCTTATCAAAGTATTAGATTGAATAGTAAATATATTCATTTGAGTACTGAAGAATATAAGAAAAAAATTGATAAAATAAAAAAAGTAAAGTTAAGAAAATGGAACATCTATAAAAATGAATCGGGCATATTGCCTCATGATGTTACAAAGTTTAAAAAAAATAGCAATTATTTTAAAATTAGAAATAATAAAGATTCAGAATATATTCATGTCGTATGTAAAGGGAAAGATTTTGATTTTAGCTATGTATTCTTTGATAAAAAAGTTGAAACGTATATAAAAAATATAATTACAAAAAAATTATCAAAAAAACAACAATTATTAATCGGTTATTTATATTATAAAATGCTTCCAGTGGATGAAATTATAAGTTCTATGAATTATGTTAATAAAACAGCAATGAATAAAGAAAAGAACAGGGCCCTAAAAATATTGAAATATCAATTACTAAAAGATTATGATTTTATTCAAAATGAATATGGTAAGACATTTCTAGCTTATTGGTTAAGACTTATAAAAACCAAGATTAGTGCAATTGCGAAAAAAGAGAAAAAAATGTTATCTATAAAGTAAGGGAAAAACACAAAAAGCCCATGTTCTCATACATATGTTACTATTAATTATAATATTTGATTATTTTTATGTCAATAATAAATATAAATTACTCATGCTCTAAGGGTAACCGATTTCGGATACCCTTTTTCTGTTGGTTGAAAGTGGTAATATGCCACTTTGTATATATTAAAAAAATATGGAGGTGTAAAGTTTTGTTGAACTTAGAAAAAGATACTTATACCAAAGAGGAAGTTTTAGAGTTATTTAAACCATTTCAAGAAGAATTTGAAACATTAAAAACCAATGTTGCTGAGGGTAATAAAGCCATTGAAAAGGTTAAAGAATTAGAAAGTGCTAATTTAACTAATTCTATTAAACTAGAAGCAACTAAAGCAGGGTTAAATGTTGATGAAGTTTTTGACCTAATAAATTCGGAATCTTTGGAAAAAGCCCAAGAGAAAATTAATAAACTTGTTGATTTTAAAAAACAACAGAAGATAGATAATTCATTTAAGCCGGAAGATAAGTTTAAATCAAATGATGAGTATTTAACACATGAAAAAAGCGGTAATGTCGAAGGTATGTTGAAAAGTAAATTTTCAAAACTATTTAATAATTAAGGGGGAATTTAATATGATTAAAACTGCTAATTTAGAAAATGAAATTATTGACCTTTCAAAAGAACTTATTTTACTTGATAATGTTAATTTACCTTTTTCAAGTTTATTAATGAAAAAAGGTACTCAAAAAGTAGGTAGTGTATTAGTTGATTGGAAATATGAGAATTTAAATTCTACTAGAAATCTTGCCTTAGAGGGTGCAGATGTTACAACTTTCCAATCTAGTGATAGAAGTACAGGAGATCATAATATCTGTCAAATTATTCAAAAGGCAGTTAGTGTAAGTGGTACTGCTAATGCAGTAAATATTGAAGGTATTGCTGATTTATTTGCCCATGAATTGAATAATAGAATGATTGAGGCAAAAAGGGATTTAGAACATTATCTTATTAATGGTGTCTATACTGAAGAAAGTGGTACTACTCCTAGACAAATGAAAGGGCTTGTAAACTTTATTACTGAAGATAATACAATTACTAAAGCAGATGTACCCACTATTGCCGATCTTAATGCTATGGCTAAATTAATGAAACAAGCAGGAACATCTAGCCAAAATCTTGTTTTACTTATGGACTATAATATGACTGATGTTGTAAGTGATTTATTTGCAGATAAAACTTCTTATATTGGTGTAACTAATGAATTTGGTTCTCCTGCTAAGAAAATCAATCTAACTTATGGTTCTTGTTTCCTTTATACCGTTGATACCATGCCAGTTGATACTATGGTTTTAGCCAATTTAGATTATCTTAAATTTGCTTCTTTAAGACCTTTACAATATCAAGATTTAGCCAAAACAGGGGATAGTAGAAAAGGATTTATAGTTATGGAAAACACTTTAAAATTCTTAAATCCTACTGCTGCTACAATGTTTCAAAAAACTGAATAATAAATTATAGGAAGTACCCTTCTATTTGAGGGGTGCTTCTTATATTTTTAAGCAAATATTTGTTTAATTGGAGGATTAAATAATGAAAATTGATTTTATTAAAGAGCGTGAAGAATATACCTTATGGAGAAAAAGAAATAGGGTAAGGTTATCAGATGTTGCTAAATATTCTAATTGTAGTATTTCAACTATATCCAGATGGGAAAATGGAATTATTAATATTTCAAATGAACTTTTAGAAAAATATAATGAATATATTGAAAAATTTAATACTGGGGAAATCTATGCAAGAAATGAATAGAAACAATAAGCACTAATTGCTTAAAAGGGTAGTTGGTGCTTGTTTTCTATGCCTATTTTGCTTTAAATATCTTTACTAAGGTATTTATACCTATTTGTGTTTTAAATCGATTCTAGCCTTGAAATTTACAATAAACTTAATGATTTTTAGTATAAAAAAAAGAAAGGGGATGAAGAATTGAAGGTAATTCTAAAAAAGCAAAATGGGAAGTGGGGGTGCAAAAAATTTACTACTGGATAGGGTAGGACATATGCAAAAAGAATAACTTCTGTATTATTATGATAAATAAAGAATACTTAAATAAAATGCCTAATTGGTGGAATGAAAGGGGATATTATGATTTAGTTTTAAGTGATGATATTGATAGTTTTATGGCTTGTGAAGTATTAAAGCAGGTAAAAGGATGGGAAATTAATTATTTTTATAGGTTTGATTCTATGGGTTTAACCGAAAATGCTAATGGTGAGGAATATATCGGAGTGGACATAGCATTTAACAATAATGCAAAATGTTTTGATAATCATGTTGTAATGCTTAATGAAAATGATTACTATAATTTACAAAGTATTAATTTTAATATTGCTGATAAAATAAATAGAAGTAATTATTTTAATAAATATTGTGGTAGTACCCTTTTAATGGTTTGGTCGCTTTATAATTTACCATTGCCAGAAACAGAAGAAGGGAAAATGATATTATTGGCTATAGATTCAACTTTTAAAGGGTTTTATAGCCCCTATGCTAATGATAAAAATTCTAACAAACATTATTTAGTAGATGTGATGGGCTTCCCGGAATTATATGAAGTATTAAAAAGACAAAAACAAGTTGATTTTATTAAAGTAATTAGAAAATATGGTTTGAGCGAAAAGATAGAAATTAAAAAAGGTTATCTACAAACAAATATTGATTTAGAAGGATTAAGGGAGGTTTTTGACCTTCCTTTTTTGTTGCCTAAAAATAAGTTTTATTTGAAAGATAGATATAAAAAAGAGGTTGTCGCTTTGCCGAGCAACAACCTAGATATATATAAAGATGATATATGCGAAGATATGTTTTCAATAGCATTGACTAAAAAAAACTTCATGAACTATTCGGTATCATATTAAGTCAATTTTACTATACCAAAAATTATAAACAATGTCAAAGGCAATTATCAATTTATTTATGATAGTTGCCTTTATTAATTAGATAAAGGAATAGGTGATAAGACAACATGAAAATTAAATGTATTATTGACAATAAATGTTTTACTAATAAGCCAGAAGGAAAAGAAGTTGGTGGAATAATTAATAGAATGACTATTGATAAAGTAGAGGATTATTCGATTGATGATATAAAAAAAAAGATACTACTGGGAAATACTGTAAGACCTGCTTTTTGTGGAGGTAAAGAAGATAGTTGGAAATCTCAACAAGTTTTTATGATTGATATTGATGATAATTTAACTATTAATCAAGCTATTGATATAGGTAAAAAAAAGATTTAATACCTAATTTTATTTATACCTCTTTTAGTCATACAGAAGAACATCATAAATTTAGGTTAGTTTTTGTGCTAGATAAAAAAATTACTAATTATGATATTGCTAAGAATATCCAATTATACTTAATGGATATTTTTAAATATGCTGATAAACAATGTAAAAACTTAAATAGAATTTACTTTGCAGGTAAAAGTATTGTATTTGACTCTGGTAATATTTTAGATGCTGATAGATTAATTGAATTATCTAAGGATATTAAAATAGATATGCCTAAAGATAATAGAGTTTTAAAAGCAGAAAAACCTGTAATTATTAAGAGAAAATCTAATATTGACTACATTAAAAGCCTTGATGTAGAAGGGTTACAGGGTGCTTTAAGAAAAGGTGGGATAATAGATAAGTATTATAAGTATTCTTCTATTATCCCACCTAAAACCCCCTCGCAAATAGTAACAAATAGAAATGAATTATATAAAGCCATTGGGGAAGTTGATTTAATTGATTTTTTAGGTTTAGACAGTGATAAGTTTAATTGTATATTCCATAATGATAATAACCCTAGTGCAGGAATTTTTATAGGTAATGATGGTAATTACATTTATAAATGCTTTAGTGCTAATTGTGGTTTTGTTGGCGGTATTATTCGTATAGTTGAAAGGTTAGCAAAATGTAATAAGCCACAAGCTATTAATTTTATTAAAGCAGTATATGGTATTGAATTACAGGAAACGGAATGGCAAAAGGAACAGAAGGAAATTTTACAAACTAATATTGATTATTTATTAAGCGGTAAGATGGAAGAAGAATTTCCAGAGCTATATAAAAGAATTAGAAATTATGTGCCTATTTTAATTACCTTACATAATATTGCTATGAATAATGTAAAAGATGAAAATATTGCTGATTGTGAAGATGTGGTATTCTTTTCTTCATTAAATAATATTTTAAAAGAAATGAAATCAAATAATCGTAATACAGGGGATAGAATAAATCTATTTGCCTTTTTAGAATTAATTTATAAACTTGATGAAAGTCAGATACCAGAATATTTACTAAAGAAATCAAAACATATAGCCGCTAAAAATAAACAAAGGTATCTAGTTAATTATTATTCTATTCCTTCCTATTCTGATGAAAAATTAAATAGTGCTGATGATTTAGCAAAATTATTTAAAGAAAAAGGTATGACTATGAAAGGTTGGAGTAGAGAATTATTATTAAGAACATTCGGGCAGGAATTAACTGATAAGGTTTATCCTCAATTTAAGGATGTTGGAATTTCTAAAACAAGTTATAAATTTGAAAAGAAATTTATTAAGGTATTATTTTCTTTATTAGATAAGCAGGGCTATGTAACTGAAAAACAATGTTTGGAAATGCTTAAAGGATATAAAGAAGTAAATCATACAAAAATGAAAAGGATGTTACCAGAAATTTTAGATAATTATAGTTTGCAAAGAATTAGAGCCAATAAGAAAATAAAGGAACAATTCGGGGTAGTCAGTAATGGCTATCCTTTTATTATTGTTAGGGGTTAGGGTATTAGTTTTTAATACCCTAAAAATCCAAAATTTCAGTAGTCACTAAGTTGGTGAGTACCACTAGGCTATTAGTTTTTAATACCCTAAAACCATTATTAGAATTGATAAATTACACTCTAAAACGGTTTGAAATGCTTAGGGTATGTATTTGTATTACTTGATGATTAAACCCGCTTAAAATCTTAAAATTCATATTAAATTCAATAAGGTAGTACCAACTTGGTACCCCCTTATTATTTTTGGAGGTGCAATCTATGACACTATTACAGGAAATTTATAAATTAACAAGTAATAGGAGAAGGTTATATTTCTTATGGAAACATAACTTACAAAATAATAGAACTGATTATGGCAGTTGGACAAAAGAAGAACTTATTAATAAATATTTTAAAGGTAGTGAGGAAGCATTTCAGAGAATGGAATTATGGGAAAAATCGGATGAATATGCCAGATTAGTAAATATTATGCTTAAAGAAAGAATGAGTGGTGACTTTTTAGAAATATATAATTCGGTATCTGAAAAGGCAAAACAGGGAGATGAAAAAGCTATAAAAACATTTCTTATGCTACAGAAGGAAATCAAAAATAATTTAAAGTTTTATGAGAAAAATCTAACTACTAATAATGAAATTGATGAAGATGATGATCTCATTTTAGAATAACAAGGTTTGCTTAAATGCAGACCTTTTTTATTTTGCCGGAAAGGAGGACATATGAAGAAACAAACTAAGCTAGAAAAGATTAACTCTAATTTTGCTTTATGGTGTAAAAATTTTATTAAGATAATGAACAATGAAAATGAAGAAGTTATTTTTGAATTACTTCCAGAGCAAAAAGAATTAGTAGAAGGTATGAAAAAAGATAAACATTTAATTGTACTGAAATCCCGACAGTTGGGAATAACCACTATAGTAAGTTTATATTACCTTTGGAAGGCGATTACTATTCCTAAAACAACTTATTTAATTGCTTCTTATAATGAGGATTCTACTAAGGGTATAGGGGAAAAATTAAAGCAGATGCTTTATTCTATGCCCGATAAATATAGACCTAAAATTTTAAGGGATAATGAATTTGAATTGAAATTTGAAAATCAATCAAGAATAGTTTTTAAGGTTGCAGGTAATAAAGATTTGGCTAGAGGACTAACTTTAGAGGGGATACTACTATCTGAATTTGGTATGTATGATTCCGAATGTCAAGAAAATGCTATTGCCAGTACAGACCCCTGTTTAAGTAAAAATAATACTTCTACTTTTGTAGTAGAAAGTACTGCTAAACAGGGAACTACTGATTATTTTTATAAATTATTTATGAATAGTTACAGGGGTAGAAGTAAATTTAACTATTATTTCTTTCCTTGGTATTGTGCAAGTAGTAAGAAAAATTATAAACATGAAATTGATATGGCTGAAAGGTGGTATAGGGATAATAATAAGGGGTTAATGTTAGCCAGTGCAGACCTAGACCCATACTTTATACCCTTATATGAGAAAAAGTTAATTACCTTAAAACAGGTAGTTTGGTATCAATGGAAACAACAGGATATGAGCCAAGAAAAAATGTTTTCAGAATATCCTAGTTTCCCAGAAGAAGCATTTAGTACAAGTCTTAAAGGGTTAGTATTTCCAATTGAAAAGATTAATGATAGATATATTTATATCCCAGAGCCTTTAAGTTATAACGAGGTAAGTCCGTTACCAGAAATTCTAAATAAATATTTTAATAAGAATTTCTTTATTTATAAAGATGTTCAAAGGAACATGAAATACCATATAGGGGTTGATATTGCCAGTGGTACAGGGTTAGATTATTCCACTTGTGCTATTTTTTCTAATGATGGGGAAATGGTGGCAGAGTTTTATAGTAATAAAATACCTTTATATAATTTTGCTGAAATTGCCTACCAGATTGGTAGGTTTTTTAATTATGCTCAAATGCTTATTGAAAGAAACTATGATGCAGGTACTTTTGCTTATAAAATGCGTCATGAATTCGGTTATATAAACGTAGTTAGGACTAAAAAATATACGGATAAAGGTAAAAAGTATGTTTATGGCTTTGATACTACTGCTACAAGTAAAATACAACTCATTGAATTATTTAAAAATGCTTTTATTAATGGGGAGATTTTAATTAATTCTAAGAGGTTGTTAGATGAAATGAAATCCTATGTTATGACAGATAAAGGAAGAATGACGGGGAATAAAGTGCATGATGACATGATTATTGCTAGTGCTTTAGCAGTTTATTCTATGACCAATAATTCCATTATTAGGAGGTAAATTATGCAAACATTAAATGATTATATAATTGATAATTATGATGGTTCGCCTACTTGGTTTACTGATGTTGTTGGTGAAGCATGGCAACAAAAAAGGATTAACAATATTCTAAATGTAAAGGAATATTTAAGCGGTAACCATTTAATTAAGCAAAGACAAATAGAATATCATAATAATAAACCATTTAAACCTTCGGCTATAATTTTAAATTATGCTAAGATGATAACGGAATTTCAGACCCAGTTTTTATTGAAAAATAAATTGACTTTATCTTGTGTGTTAATGCCCGAATTATCTGTCGGCAACACCTGGGATTTTGACCAAATTATATGTCGGTAATGAAGGATATTTCCGCCAATTAATC